TACTATCGCATCCTGCCGTGCGCGAGCTGCCCTGAGCAGTTCAAGGATGAGTTCTGGGCCCGACAGGCCCATGACGAGGAAGTGGCGTGGATGCTTCAGAATGGATTCTGACATAAACAACACAAAAACAAAACACAAAAGAGCAAAATTCAAAAACAAAAAAGAAAACACTCTGATTTTTCATTTGAAAACGAAATCATTTTTGTCAAAGAAGTAGGAGGTAGGGCTCGTGCAGTGTTCTAAATGCAGCGCTTGTCTGTTGGGGTAGCTCCTCAAACAGATAAAGGCGATGTGAATTAGAATGCTGGCGACCTTGGTAACAGGGCATACAGCGTTAAATCGGGTATGCATGATCTTAAGCAGGAGGTGGAAATAGCTTGGGGATTGAGACGATATGGTAGGTGACACTGCTTGAAAATATCAAGTATCAGGGATCGTTAGAGAACTAAAATGAGTAGACTGTCACGTCTACTTATTTTTTACTTGTAACAATTATCGAAATAAAAAATTGCCCTTTCGGGCGTTAAGTTGCAAGAGTGAAGATCCCAACCGCAAATACGGCAAAGGATGTTGTAAAGAACATCATCCCAACAATATATGCAGCTGAATCAGGAGTATACCTTATATGCTTATTTTCATCAACCAATGCAATGCTGCACATGATTGAGAACAGAATTAGCCATAGTGTAAGCAAATACTCCTTGAACGTCATCTTCTTGTAATGAAAAATGTTGGACTTGCAGAAAGCAAATCCGTTTTTGTTTTGTTTTTGGTTTTAGATGTTCAGCCACTTACCATAATTCTTTATGGCAAAGGCTGACAGCACGCGACGCTCATAATTGAGCTCACGCTGTTCTGCGTCTACCGTATCAGGGAACACGCGCTCCTTGTAGTCATAGTAGTGCTCCTCACCCATATCTTTGTTGCAGCTACGGCATGTAGGCAACAGGTTCTTCACCTCGTGACGTCCACCGCGCTTCACCGAAATGATATGCGCAGCGTTCCAGCCGTTCTTCTTATCACGACTGATCAGCGTTGTCTCACAGCAGCTGCACATTGCGACATCGGCGTTACCGTTGATGCGCTTCCACGATGCCTTACGCATCCATGGCGGCAGGTTAATCCGCTTGCCGTTCGTATCCTTGCTAGGCATAGACTTCACGCGGAACCGCTTCACTCGCGGCTTCTTGGTGTTAGTCTTGGTGCGAGCATTGTTCTTCTTGCTGACAAACTTCGTCATCTTACACACGACAAGTAATCTTCAATCGCGTATACTATCATCATTCTTAACAAAACTAATTTCGTTTTTAATTGCGTTGCCGTATACATAACAGACGTATCAATATTAAGTAATGAAGAATACGGTGTTAATTGTTGAACCACGAATCTTTGATAAGTTACCTCTTATCATAGAAGAGTACTACAAACACATAGGCGACGGGTGGCACTACGTATTCTACTGCGGGAAAGGCACAACTGATCATTGGAAGAGTGTACTGAAACCGTATGTAGAGTTACGTGAAATTTATACTTCTAATTTCAATACTGGGAACGAATACAATTTTTTCATGAAGCAGAGGGATCTTTGGTCAACGTTATACGGAGAATTTGTACTTACAATTCAAGCAGACACTTGGGTAGTGAATACACCACCATATACAATTGATTACTTTACGAATCTTAACAAAAGTTACATTGGAGGGAACATGGTATATGTATGGAATGAACTAGAGCGCGAAAAAATACGGTTTAAGTATTCGAATTTCAATGGAGGATTATCGATACGAAAGCGTCTTGACATGGTAAAAATTATAGATACTTTCCCAATTAGAAGGCTGGAAGATGGTATAAATTATTCAAACAGTCACGATACTGACCCTGAAGACGTATACTTCACGATTGGATGTAAAAAATTAGGTCTGCCTCTTGGAGATGATGAACCGTCTTCGCATTTTAGTGTTCACACAATTATGAAAGATGCATTTTTCGGAATTCATCAGCCGTGTGTAGAAATACAACGCGAACTGTTTACCCGCTTTCCAGATGTGCACAAACGTGCACCGTACTTAAGAAAGTAAGAATCATAACATATTGGGAATGTGTCGTTTCGTATATGATAACAGCTCTTTCTTCGCATACATGTAGTACTTGCGGTAGGACAATATAGAATCATCACATTTGTACTCATCAGGCATTGCAGGAGTAGGATCTTTCATCCACCTTGTTTCCAAAAGGTCAGGAGGCGGATTCTGTTCGAGCCAGAGCAAGTGTGCAAGACACGCGTGAGGATTCTTTGGTGCAAATCGGAACTCGTGTTCCAGCACAAGATCTTTGGCCAAAGAAATAAGCCAATAATAATGTGCCAAACTGGCACGAGTCCACAAAGCGGACGGATGATTCTTGTGAGTTGAGCGGTATCCGCGGTTCCCAGTAGAAGCACACACAGGTGCAGAAACCTGAATCATGTGTGTGCCGCCGTTCTCGTGATGAGCGGTGTAAAGTAATTGAGTAGATTCCAAAATCATTTTGACAACATGTTTATCACAGTGCCATCTCGCACACTGACGAGTTTTTCTACTCAAGAAGAATATGTTCATTCTTAACTGTAATTGAAAAACGGGCTATTCGCCCTAATTTGATTCGTTTTTACTTTGATACGACATCGTTCTACGGGAGTTTAACGATTTCGTTAAAATTCGTGAAAAGGTTTAAATATTACGTGATTATGAAGTATATGACGTGATGGTAACATATAGTTGCGAAACCTGTCGGAAAACTTTCTACCAGAAAGGCCATCTGGAAGATCATCGTAACCGTAAACGTCCATGTAAAAAAGACAACACATTCGAAGAACTCGTAGAACAAAAGGTAAAGGAAGCATTAGCAAAAACGAATAACGGCTACATAGGGATTGGTGCAGCAACAACGGTACGAATGGGTTCAACACAAATAGATCTTGCAACAAAAACTCGCGAGGAACTGATTGTTCTATGTAAGGAACAGAAAATCAAAGGCTACAGTGGTAAGAAGAGGGCTGATATCGCCAAACTGCTTACAAACACTAAACATGAATACGAGGTTATTATTTCGCCCGATAATTCAACGCCTTCGTCGTTACTTCAACAGGTATTGTTCGGAAAGAAGATAGAAACGGTAGAATTGTATAAAGACTTGCTTAACTTCAATAAAACAGACCATTCAAATGGAGTATATTATACTCACGTGGGGTTCTTTGAAACTTTACTTAAGAAGCTAGACGTATCCAATATTACAAGTGAAACCAAAACACTTGACTTTTGTTGTGGATCGGGTAATTTGTTCATTAGTTATCTCAACTTTCTAAAAACAAAATACAAAGATACCTTGATCAAAGATATTATCATGAACTCAGTGTTCGTAGACATAGATGAGTCAGCAATTGAGATCTTCAAGCTAAAATTGTACTGCTGGATCAAGAACAATTTAACTACCAGTATCGAGATAGACGATGTTGTTTCTAACTTCTATGTCAACGATGGATTACTTGACGTCAACATCTTAGACACAAAGTTCAATATAATCCTTTCGAATCCTCCATTTATTAATCTGAAATTGAAGAACGAATACAAGAAACAAATCAAGAACTTGGACTATTACAAGTATTCTGTAAACGGAATGATGGATACATACCTATTGTCTATTGAAAGAATCCTCAACTTATTGGATATTGATGGGAATGCCATTATAATCTGTCCATCTCAAATACTGACAAATATTTCCTGCGTCAGTCTAAGAAAGTATCTACTCGACTCATTCTCTTTGCCAAATGTATTCAAGTTCCCTGAGAAAAATACAATTTTCCCAAATATTACACAGAGCATCTGTGTCTTGGACGTGGTGAACAATACTGCAACTAATAGCGTCCAGTACAACACTTGTGATTACACCGAAGATATCGTCACAAAAGCCACAACTCATACCAACACATCTATTTTCAAAAAGAATGATTACAATATCATTTCAATCACGAGCGAAGATGCCAAGTTTCTCAGTAAACTTACTGAATTCCCAAGTATTAGTTCCTATAAATCTAGTCTGAGATGTGTTCGGGGAAACATTGACATTAGTCTTGATAAGGAGCGTATCGGCGAAGAAAAAACTGCTTACCCACTCGTTAGAGGAAAAAATATAAAGGCTCTTGATACGATCACCGAGTACATTTCACCAAAAACGGTGCAAGACAAGAAGATAAATGTAACTAGCAAGAAACTCGTCGGTCAACAAATCTGCAATATGCATTCAGAGAATAGATTGAATTTCACATTGGTGGATGCCCACTTTGTCATAAGTAATAGTTGTAACTACCTAACTGTAAGTGATGAGAAGTACCTTATAACCCTAAAGCATATTCTAAATAGCAATGTTCTGGACAAATACTTTGAGCTGTTTTCCGGAAATAATCACGTGAGTATCAATGAGATTCATAAGTTGCCATTACCAAATATATTTGAGATGGATATTAATCTAGATAATATATCGGCAGAACAGAGGGAACTCAAAATCTATGAACTCTATAATCTAGATAAAGACTTCACTTCAACATACTTCAGAAAATCAGATCAATCTATCACAATTTACAATCATATTTCCCAGAAGATGAGCGAGCTAGAGCAAACAATGGCAAAGCATATTAAACCAGGTGGAAATTGGAAGGATATTCCCAACAGTATTACAGATTCCGAACGACTGAACAAAATCAGGAAGGATGGAGGAAGAACCACGCTTTATGGAAGACTAGATTACGACAAACCTGGATTTACTATTACAACGCAGTTTTCAAGACTTCCCAATAGCTCGAACCTTCATCCTACAAAAGATAGAATGATTACTATCCGTGAAGCAGGTATTATTCAAAGTTTCCCTATGGACTTTAAGTTTAGTGAGAACAAAGGCGTGGCAATCACACAGATCGGAAACGCGGTCCCACCCATTCTTGCTCGTTCTATAGCAAGTGTTCTTAAAAATGATATCGTTAACAAGAACACGCTTGATTTATTCTCTGGTGTTGGTGGGATGTCAATAGGATTCAGTCAAGAAGGGTTCAATATTGTATTATCTAACGAACTTGATGAAAGGTTAGCGAACGTAAAAGAAAATGTGAAATATCACGGCAATACCGTGTATGTATGTGGTGATATTTGCGACAGTAATATTAAAAACAAGATCAAAGAAACCTTGAAAGAGATTCCTATTGGAGTCATCATAGGGGGGCCACCTTGCCAGGGGTTCTCGTTGGCAGGGAAGAGGGATAGTGATGATACTAGAAATAAGTTATATATAGATTACTTCAAGATGATCGAAACTTACAATCCCGAATGCTTTGTTATGGAAAACGTCAAAGGAATTCTATCTATGAAGAACGAGAAAAAGCAGTTGGTTATTGATGAAATCAAAGGAATAGCAACAGTTCTTGGATATAAAGTATCTATATTCAAACTGAACGCTTGCGATTTTGCAGTGCCTCAAAAGCGGGAACGAGTATTTGTGATAGGTCATAAAAGAAAAGTGTTCCCGCAGCCTCTTCCTATAATTAAAAATGGTAAATATACAAGCATTAGAAATGCAATAGAATTTCTTGAAGATTGCAGTGAGAGCAATGAGATCCAACTTCCGTTAGCTGCAATAGATAATCCTTATACTCAATATTTGAGTTGCATTATAGACCTACAAGCACTTTACAGATCTTACTCTTGAAAGTATCACGTGTGATATCAGACAGTTCAATCAATTCCTTCTCCGATAAATGAATTTTAATCTTCCGATTAGTTTTTTCATTTAGTTCGGCAAGGATCTGCTTTGTCCGTTCTTTCTGTATTTCCTTTGTCTTCTTCCCCGTTACTGATTCCTTGTAACAGAACTTGATATCGCCGGTCGAGGAAATATCTATATCACTTACAGTATACGACTTTTCATGGTCCATATAGATTTCCGTAATGAAGCTGTCCATAACGTCTGGTTTGTTAGTTTTTAGCCATAGAATCACAGAAATAAACTTCTTCGTATTTTTGTTCATATTGTCTTGCAATGTATCTATGTCCTTATCTTTATTTGCTTCCCAGGCAGTCTTAGCCCACCAAGATACAAGGCACGACCCTTTTTCTTCCAACATCTTGATTTTTGCAACATCTTCCTTAGTGATTCGGTTGTTCTTTGTGCTGTTGCATGTCTTACAGCAAGCCTGAAAGTTCAGAGGATCGTGAATAAACCCGAGTGAGATAGGCCCGATATGATCGGCAGTCATAGGATTAATTTTAGCGCAAACACAACAGTTAGTTATGACTGTATTACATTTTCCCATGAGGCAATTGGCTAATAGGCAGTTCCCATCAGATAAATATTCATAAGCTCTTCTGTCGCGGTTATACGACTTCATGTTTTCACTACTGCGTCCTTTGTCGTGCCGAGTTCGGCAGCCACAAATACTGTTGTAGCAGTGAAATCCGTCTAGACGATCGGGAGAATTACTCATTACACCTGGCGAGAGCTTACTTCCAGAATATTTGTCAGTCTTACATTGTATTTCGAGATCACTTACGACGACTCCAAAATAGTTCTTGAAGATATCATTCTTAGTCGGCGCAGTTATAGATTCGTAAATTTCGAAGATAGTTGAATGCTTCGTATCGTCATTTCTGGCGAAATCGAAGGTCTTATTCAACCACTTCCATGTGTTGGCACTTGGATATTCATAGTAGATCGAACACTCTATTCCGCACTTTCCACATACATGCTTCCCGGTAGGGTGAATATACCTCGCAACGTTTACAGGCATAGACTCTTTGGGAATCTGGCCCGACTCGATTAGAGCTTTCTGCTTTGCGTCCCAATATGGCTTTCTGGGGTTTCTCCCGTTTTTTGATACGGAAACCCAGGTTTGTTTTTGTTCAGGGGGTAAGAAACCGTAGTTTGGATGGCCTACAATAGATTGTTCATAAGTGTTGCGAGAGGGATGCTTCGTCATCCTTGCTAATTGAAAAATGGGATATTCTCCCTAATTGTTTTCGTTTTCAGGTTTAAGCTCACTCTCCCCTGCGTCGGCGATATATCACGATAGTTTCGGAATCGTAGCACACAATGGAGTCGGGCATGATAATACATGCACCCACCAGATCGTGTTCTTCCTGAAACTTGCGGCTCTTGAACTCTTGAATAGTACAATTGCCCTCTAACAGCGTTGCTGCACAATCCTTCATAACATGATAAGGTTCTTTGAGGTACTTCTTGATATCTGCAAGAGCATAATCGCCCATGAAATAGTAGTCCACACGCTGGGGATCATAAGGATCCAGAAACGCGAACGCAGTCTGACCTCCCATTTTTGATAATGAAAAAGGATGGTTGTTTCCAACCGAATCCGTTTTTTATACTAATTAAATCGTGGTTTCCCAGATGGTGACCCTGATTTCCTTAAAGAACTGATCTTCGTTTTCAAATTCAGTAACAAACTTGTTACCGAACTTTTGCTTTTCAGTATAAGCAATCTTGTCAATGATATCGTTATCGTCTTCCGGAATGTCTAGGTATAAATCCTCCCAGAGGTCCTTAACAATCGAACGTGTAGCCATTAGGTTAGCCTTTGGCTGCGACCTCGCAGGGAACGTGCACTCAACGCGCCACCCGTTATTCGGGTCGCTCGTCTCAATTTGGCACATCCACACGGTAATAGGCGTAGTCATCATTGTATATTGAAAAACGGTGATTATCTCTAATCAAATCCGTTTTTACTTTTACTTTAGTGTTCAGCGCCCGTTGTAAATAACGAGCTTCTTGTCCTCGTTGAAGTAAAGTCCAGCCGTGTGAAATTCTCCGCAGGACTCGATGTCCATATTGCGAACATTGCCCTTGGCAATCCATTCACACAGCCATTCCAAATGCTCCATGTCATCTTCGTACATGCCATACAGGCACTTCAGGTTCCACTCGCGGAACCGCTCATACATGGTAGCCTCGTCCAACTCCTCATCTTTCGGTACACCATATCTGTCGTTCTCCCACTTGGCCATTGCCTCGCGGTACTCTGCCTTGGTCATGTTCTCCACCTGCTCCCGCGAATACGGGAACACAGGCTTCTTGCGAATAATCGCCTTCATCTCTTTTGGCGAAAAGTCCATCATGCGCTCAAATTCGCTCTTGCAAGGAATGACCTTGTTCATAATCTTAATTATCGTAATCTCGCGATCGTAGCTCATCTTAAACGTTCTTATGAAAAATGGGTTATTCACCCTAATTAAATCCGTTTTCATTTACTTCCCGACATATCGCAGCCATGTTTCTACGGCCACATATCCGAAATTCTTGCGAATGAAAGTTATCCTGGTGTGTGTGGACGGCTGTCCGTACGCATCAAGAACCTTATCCATAACTTGCTGTTGCGTAATATCCATCGACCGATCCGTATGGATCGCATGACGGTCCAGAAGTTCGTAAAGAACAGTCTTAATCACGCCATCAAGTGTCATATTGAAGAACTCGCATTTCTGCTTGTCATCAACTGTGATCGTAGTCTGATAAACGTCGTTCATGTTAACTTATTTCTGACTTATTTGTGACTGGTAAAACCAAATTCGTTTTAATCATATCCAAGTACATTTTCGCAGTAAGAACGCGCTCCTGCTTGGACCAGCTGGCTAAATGTATGATGAAAGGCTTGATTTTTTGGGACTGGAGTTCGTGTTTAAAGAAATGCTGGAGAACTCCGTAATTGTACGAAGAACAATGATTGTGTATGTCAAGAGTGTTGTAGGTGATCATGTTAATAAGAACTCCTTGATCCCACCATTGAGGGTAAGGATTTGTCTTAAAAAGCTCTTCGTCATAAGCCCATTTTTGCAAAAACATGTGAGCATAATTGGTGTTTTTGACAACAAAAATACCGGTATTCAAATTCCGGTTTCCCAGATCTTGACTGAACAAAAAATCTGGAACTGGATTTGACTGAATGAAGTCAATAATATTGATTGAATGATAATAGAAAAAGGCATCCGCATCTATCCAAACCAAGTAATCATAGTTCTTGAGGTGTTCCAAAATGAGAGGCAATCGTTCCCACGCAGGATGACGATTAGTGTAGGTTTTTTCCCTACCACAAATCAACTCAAGTTCGTGTTTTTTGCAGTAAAGTTCATTAATTTGGCGAGTTAAATCACCATACTCGCGAATCGCGTCGTCGTAAAACATGACAACGCCAACTCGCATTATTGTCCTAAATCATTTTACTTTAAGCTTCTTGCCTTATTGCGAGGATCGTGATTGACACAGAACGAATGTTTTTGTGCCGAAGGAAGATCGCATGAGGGAATAAAGCACTTGTGAATAGGTGCTGAAATTGTGGGGTCGGGAATCGGCTTACTGCTAGAGCAACCCATCTTTGAACTTTATGATTATGGATTTCCCTGAATATATATTCGTTTTTACTGGAACTGAAGCATAAACGTCATCAGGAAGTTCTGGAGGACGCATACGTACCAATTTCACAGCACTAGATTGAGAAAGATGTTTAGTAGATATACATCCCATCGGAGAGTCTATTACATTGTCAGATTTTATAAGTATAATCTTGACAGCGGAAACATATCTGCAACATGATTATCGATGTATGTGACACACATGAGAGTGCACCCAACATACTCAAGATAAAAGGACCATTTGTGATCATTAATTACGCTTTTCTCAACACAAATACGCTCTCCAAGAAACTTGTTTTTACCGTCTAACCATTTATCATTTGTGATATGGCGGCTGAGCATTCTTGACTTTAGTCGAAGAAAGGAAAACGAAATTCATTTTGTCAAGAATATTAAGCGTATGTGCGATTGAAGATTACTTATCGCATACCAACAATGTCGTGCATTGCTGTTCGCCATTACAAGGCTGGACCGTGCCCGCACAAAGTGTTCAAGGACGAGCGGTGCAAGCTGCACTACAACGGCCTGGTGCTTACGGGCCCAAAGCATGTGCTGGAATCAGAAATGATCCGGCGCCAAATAAATGAGCGCTCACTACTATTGTCGTCCAACAAGGACGACCCGACTTTCACAGAGAACCTTGAGGTTCTGGAGGTTCGGCACAAGTACGAGCGCATCCGCATGGTGGACAGACTGACAGTAATGCCAGACACGGCAGCAGATGTCGTGCACCGCCGGAAAGTAAATCGTCGCATTGAGCGACGAGATGAGCTGTGGGCGCTGCGCAACGAAAGGCGCTGGGATCCGAGACAAGATCTTGGACCGGCACAAGAGCCCGAAGAGCCGCAAGATGACCTGATTAGGTTTGCGGCAGATCGGCAGAACATTCACCGCGAGGTGACTGTCAACGAGGTGGTGAAGAAGACCATCGAAAAAGTGATACTGAGCCCTGTGCCCGCGGAATACCGCTGGAACATGGAAACAATTGCTAAGACGCCCGGCGAGATTATCGCCGAGTGCAAGATCTCTATTGCGGCTGGAAAGCTGCTCATGGAGAAGTACACGTCGGACGAAACTATTTATGATATGGTGCCCGGCATCTACGGCAAGACGCTCGACAGCGTCTGGCAGTACATCAAGAGCTCTTCCGACAAGGAGGTGCTCATCAAGACGCTCAAGATTGAGCTCGAGGACAATATCGGCATGTGTGCGCAGGGAAACCTGACGCGGCTGTGCAATGTCCTGCAAGGGTATCTCGACGATATGCCCAAGCCTTCTGTTGCCGAGATTCTCGGTGACCTGCTGCCGCCACTCATGGCCATTAAGGACCGAAAGGTCCGGCGTGAGACGGCACTGCAAATCATGCGCACGCACAACGTGCCGGATGAGGAGCAAGACGCGTGGCTGGAAGGGCTGTATGATGAGGACGCCGACGATGAGCGCAGGGCGTATCTCGATGACTTGAGGATGGATTACTATCCGCACTATTAGACGAAAGTACAAAACAAAATACAAAAGAGTAAAATTCAAAACCTCTTTTTCATTGAAAACGAATTTTAAGAATACAATCTCATGAAAGAGTGTAAGGTGGGGATATAATCTAGACTCTTCCCCATATGCCCCCCGGTCTTGATAAAATCCTCGGGGAGAGCCAGCAGTGGCAAAGGACTTTATCTAGTAATACAGTGTTTGGATCAACACTCTAATAAGATCTACCTACAAACCTTCATTACGGGGTTATCGTTCTGGCGTAGTAAGTACCAAGTTGCGGATGTCGACTTGGATTTCTATCAAAGAACGTTTTTTCATAGAAACGAAAACGGATTCATCTAGAGATAGATTGTAGATATCAAAAAAGAAAAAGAAAACACTGCCGATCCTTAAAATGGGTTCGGAAGTTGTGCTTATTGTAGCATTGTCAATCGCTATTGTGCTGGTATTTGGATGGTTAGTCCATGCCTTAATTAAGAAGGGACGTATGTCCCCTATTACCGCGGCCTGAAACATGATACATAATGAAACGTATTCTGAAAATGAAAAAACGGATATTTTTCTTTCGATGATCTTTATCATCAAAGATGAGTGTTCGCTCTGCTATTCTGGCTGCGGCTCGTGCGCGTGCGCGTGAAACCATGGCTATTTATCCTGACCAAATCAGGGAGGCAATGCACGAACGTTCTAAAGCCGAAGATCGGTTGGCAGGACATCTGCTGATGGATCTGTCGGAGCGAGACAAGAACGAAATCAAGAGGGCGATGCGTGATATGCAAATTCATATTATGTCACTGCCATCTCTTCGTGAAATGTACCGTCGCAACATGCTGAAAAGCCGAGCTGAAATCCAGGAATGGTTTAAGCAAAACGAATTGAAGGACGCAGATATGAAGTAGAGTACCAAAATGCTAAACGAAAAAATTTATGGATTTCTTCTAGTATGTTTCATGCTGTACTTCACAAGTACGTGTGTAATTTATGTATTTACTGACGATATACCGTTTCCGTTCCTAATGGCAGCACCAGTGTACTTCTATGTGATGACTTACTTCATGGGCTTTCCCTGAAAAACGTAAATTTTTCAACGAAATTAATTTCCCACCACAATCTACGGAACATGGATCCACTAAAGTGTCAAGTATACACCATAAAAGGCACTCAATGCTCTAAAGCCCATAAGGCGAATTCTCAGTACTGCGGTCTGCACGAAACCAAGCGGGAGGAAACTGGTCCTCACCGGTTTGCGAACGAACAGTTGACGATCAAACAGAAGTTTGAAGTCCGAAATCAAATTGAACAGTTCAGTACTCGCCGTGTACAAGCTGGAAATGATCAGCGTGCAATCCAAGCTATTACAGACGAACAGACGATTGCGGAAGCGCATATGACAGTACGGCACCGGACCGAACTTCGGGAACTACGTGATCGTCAAGCAGCTGAAATTGCAGCAAATGGAGGACGTGACCCTGATCAGTCTGCAAACTTGGGTCGAGAAATTAGGGTGATGAGGCTGAATATGGCTCACACTAGAATGTGGGTAATGAGGCGGTGGTTTGATATTCAGAATCGTAACCAGTTCATTGCTGAAATGGAACGTGTACGCACTCGCGCTCGTAACATGCTTACGATTCCCCATATTACCCCAGTAATTGTAGTGACACTTGAAGCACTCATAGCACAAGCCACTACGTCATTGGACGAGTTCATGGCTCGGGCAATGCAGGATGCAGAGAATGGTGGTGCTATTCGTGGATGGGGAGGCGAAGATGTAGTTCCCCCAGCCCAGCGTCGGGGAGCCGTAGTAATGGCTTTACCAAACCCAAACGTGCTTGCGCGAATCGCAAACGATAACCAGAATGTTCATACCCAACTGGTAGTTGAACAAACCAAGAAGAACGTCCAGGAAATCTTGAAAATTCCGGTACCGGAAATCTACAGATGGCAGACAAAGAAGTTGTCAATGACCTACAAGACAATTATCATGTTCTGTCACTTATCTCCTAAATCGGCATGGCAGTTTAGTTCAATGTACTGTTCGGACGCTACCATCTACGATTTGGAGCCTGGCATCTTTGGGAAAGTGGTAGATGGAGTATGGCAGTTTATTAGTAAATCGCCTGACAAACAAGATTTGAAAAAGATTCTGACATCCGAATTACGGGACAATATCGGAATGTGTGCTCAAGGCAACCTGTCTCGTATTTGCAATGTCCTCCAAGGGTATTTGGAAGGCATTGAACAGAAAGAGTCTACAAATGTAATTCTGGGACGCGAGTTCTCAAAGCTTATGGACATTGAGAGTGTGACTGAGAGGGTGAATAAAGGAAAACTTATACTCTTCAACAACAACATTCCACAAGATCAGTGGGAAACTTGGCTAGAACCGCTACGAGCTTAAACGTAATAATCCTAACCAAATTAATGTCAACTATTCAAGAACTTATTGACGAACGCAATCGCCTGTACCAGGAACACAATGAAGCATTTCAGGCGTGGATGGATGCCGAAGTTGAGCTGGAAGATGCTATTAAAGAAGAAGAACGGTTGGAGCGGAATAGCCAACGCACTCGCCGGTTGATATTTTTTACGGTAGTAGGATTCGTTGGTGCGACCATTCTGGTAAATGTATGGCCTGCTTTTTAAAAAATGTATTTTCTTGCTTCAAGAATCAGGCGGACAAAATGAACGATCCAGTAGACAAGTTTCAGACGACACATGCGTGTCCCAAGTGTGAGAATAGTTATTTCACACTTAATGTTCACTGGTTAGATACACATATAAAAACGGTGTACACGTGTGAATCATGTAATTGGAGTTTTTATAGAATGTCTAGTTGTACATCACCCTCCAATGCTCGGGGTCCTTCTTCGTCAAATCGGTTAACAGTTTCCGAGCCACGGACTCAGTCAAAGTGAAAGGGCTAGTGTACTCTACGTAAAACACATACTCTTTCATAGACTCATCCTGCATCACACGCAGCATATTCAGCCGCGTCATCATGCTTTCGACGGTGCGAATGAGAGTGCGCACACCTTTTTCGTCTGCTGAGTATTCGGTGATAATATGTTTGATAGCTGCATCCGTAAGGATAATTTCATCCGGATTGAACTTCAGACGATCTAGAAGTTGGGGCCAGATGTAATCTTTCAGGATAACTTTTTTATCGTTCTCAGTATATCCTCCACAATGAATGACTGTCATACGATCTCGCAAAATAGGATGAACCTTTTCAATGTCGTTGAACGAGAACACGAACAGACATTGGGACAAATCAAAGTCTACGCCGGAAAAGTACCGATCGTGGAACTGAGAGTTCTGCGACCGATCAGTTAAATGAATCATCATATTCACAATTTCCTCGCCGTGTGGGGTAGTAGACACCTTATCAAGCTCATCGAAGTACATGACGGGATTCATAGCTCCGGCGTGCATCAGCGAATCGGCTATGCGTCCCCACATAGATCCTTCGTACGTGTACGAATGACCTACGAATCCGGCAACATCGGATGCTCCACCTAACGAGAAGAACTCAAATGGACGCTTCATGACTTCGGCGATCGCATTGCGCGCCAAAGAAGTTTTGCCTACACCCATAGCTCCTTGCAGGGCAATCACGTTACCTACGGACTGAGGATTAACAATCAGCTGGGCAATAATTTGTAAAATTTGGGTTTTTGCAGGAACCATTCCGTAAATATGTTTATCCATCGTACGACGCGCATCGGTCATGAAAGCGTTGCACATCATGGCTCCATGTTCCAGCGTTACAGGAAGAGGTACTATTTTTCCAAAAGGGACTTTTAAGAAAGCGTCAATCCAGTTACGAAGCTTGTACGATTCGCCAGAATCGGGTCCCATCTCTTCAACGGCTGTAATTTTCTTAATGACGTTGGACTTAATGTAGTCTGACACTGGAAGTTCAAGGACACGGAATTTAGGAGGCACGCTGCCTTCTGCCAAACTCATATCTGTCATCTTCGTCATCAAAGCACAAAGAGAGTTTTGGCGTTCGGCGGGTTGGCTCTTAAAGTAAGCTAATTCGGATTTTGTTAGTTGAAGTGGCAGTTTAACTGCTGGGTCATCATTCTTTTTTCCTTGAGAACGAGTGTTGGGACCTTTTGTGGCGTACTTGGTCATCAGGAAATCAATGAAGTCGCTCTTGGCCTCCTCTTCAGCCTCCTCTTCATCCTCTTCGTAATCTTCGTCGCTAGTTGTGGGAACTGTGACGCTGGGCTTTTCGTCGTCCGACGACTGAGAATCCAGAGTATCATCCTTTATCCACAACGTATCCCCATCGGTCTTCTTACGCTTATTGGGAGGGGGGTCTACCATATCGGCAGACCCTACTCTATCGCGAGCAGACTCCTTAGACGTCCGCTTCGTCATTTGTTTGAGTAGCTAAAATAAAACCGGCCAAATACCATTCGTTTTTTGAAGAGAAAGAGTAATGGAGGTAGGTGATGTAGCTGCTTTAGCGGAAGAGGCGCAATATCAAATTGACAAAGAAACAGCGGGCAATCCCGAAGTCAAGAAAATGATTAAGATAGTCCAAGAGTTTATTGAGACGCATCGTGTGATGTGTTATGGCGGAACAGCTATCAATAACCTTTTGCCAAAACAGGACCAGTTCTACAATTACTCAACAGAGATTCCAGACTACGATTTCTTTTCAGAAACTCCGCAAGTTCACGCTTCTAAGTTAGCCGATAGATTGGCAAATGCTGGGTTTGGGAGTGTCCAAGTTAAACCAGGTTTACATTTGGGTACATTCAAGGTGTTTGCAGACTACATTGGCGTAGCAGACATTTCGCACATGGACGGGGAAATGTTCAAGAAGTTATGGTCTGAAAGTATTGAAAAAAATAAGATCCATTACGTTCCTCCAAATTTTTTGAGAATGTCGATGTACTTAGAACTTTCGCGACCGAAAGGAGATGTGTCGCGATGGAAGAAGGTTTATGATCGCCTCCAGCGTTTGAACCGTAATTATCCTATGACTTGCCCAGCGGCAACTGAGAATGCGAGTGATGAGTATTTGGAAGAAGAAACGCGATCACATATTCGTACGGTTATGGAAGTTGAAAAGGCTGTATTACTGGGCTTTAATGCTTCAATGCTGCAGGAAAAGTCTCAAAAAAAATGGATGTTGCCTTTAGATTTACTTGCTACTCCCGATAAGCGGGCGGATCTAACGAAAAAGATCATGCATTCATTTGGAAAACCAGTGAAGTCCCGAAACTTTCCGGCATACGAAGAGTTGATGCCGCCACGCACAGATATCACGGACAATAAGAATACCGTTCTTGTTCGAATATATGAAACACAAGCGTGTCACAGTTATCATAAAACACCGTCTGGTCTTATGGTTGCAAGTATACCCACTCTTCTCCAGTTTTTTCTTTCGACGCTGTATGCGCCTAAAGAGTTCATGGAATCAAAGCCCGAGCAGCGGTTTCTGTGCACCGCTGAACATTTGGTGAATTTAGCCAACGAATCGAAACACAAGTACAAGATTCTTACACCACTAACGTGCTTAGGCACACAGAAAGATCTTGTGACGATGCGAGTTGAAACAGCTGATCTATACAATAAGTTGAAAGAGGATAAGAACTCGCGGGAATTTTTAGAACTGTTTTTCAATTATACGCCTACAGACTTAACCAAGACCCAGCGTCAAAAAGTCCGTAAATCTTTGAAAAAGACGCTTAAGACCCGCCGACCTTAGAGTTTCCACCGCCAAAAGCGTTTCCGGTACATCCACCACAGGCTAACTTTCCGTAATTATACTCTAGCTTGAAATCGTTGCCGAACTTAATCCAAGGGTCTTCGGTATCTTTGTTACCCGTGTTCTTGGTGCTGTACGAATAATACTCGCGCTTCTCTTTTAACTGGCGCGTCCAGTCGCTCGAGTCGCGGGTAGGACCATAGTTGTACCCAGTGTATCCTGCAGGACCCTGAGAACTCATTTGTATCTAAGAAGACAAAGATGTTCAAGAAAAGTCAACTAGTTCTTCTTGGGCTTGTAGCTCTTCTTGTTTTGTATATCGTGTTCGGTGAGCGCGAACATATGTCAATGAACAAAGACAGTTCTAAGAACTGGGATGTACCTGAACTCTCGTCAACGCCAGACATAACTCCAGAAGGAGCGGACATCGATTCAATGAAGGCTAGACTTAAGGCCCTTGAGTCTGCAGTAGCTGAACTGAAAACTAAAGTGCAGAAATAACAAATGTACTGGGTACTTGTGAGTCTTATAATCTTTGCAATCTGTTATGTCATTGCGAACCGACAGTCTATAATTTTAGAGCATTTAGATGGGGTTAAAGGACCAGTACCTGCTTCTCCCCCGGCTGCTGTAGGTGCTAAGGGTTCTGCGCCACTGACTGGTGGACAAAAGAAACAGTGTGACGATCTAAAAGCGTCTAAGAATAGTCTGGATCCGCTAAAACAAGCAGTGTATCAGGCAGCTGTAGACCAAGGCAAGATACCTGGGTTCTGTGAGGATATTCTTAACGATCTGAGCGATGTAGGAGCATTGGCTTCAAAATTGACAATGTTGCAACAGGAAGTAGATCAGATGAAGAAACAAGCGAAAGATCAGTCGGCTCAAGCTGCGGCCGCACAGGCGAGTTTACAGGCTATGACGTAAAATTAGAGTCCACCAGTTAAATGACTGAGCCAGAACGACTGGTCGCGGTAGGGTGGTAGAACAGTAGTATCCTGTGCAGTTATTGGAGCCTGAGCCATAATTGGAGCAATAGATTCAGGAGTTAGGAGGTAATTATAGTGAGTTAATCCAGCAATTGATCCGTCGAAACCGCCGGCAATTGATGTATGAACAGTTTCAGAGTTCTGTTTGGGGATTTGAGAAAGAGAGTGATGGAGGTACAAGTTACCATCAATGTAAATGTCCACTGATTCCTGGGATACGCCGATGGCTACATGCACCCATTTCTGGGCTGGGATGTTTCCGATAGGAATCACTTCAGTTCCTCCGAAGGTATCAATCTTTACAATCAGGGAATTAGAGGAAGAGTCCAAAAAGAGAGCGGGACACATGACCGACAAATCAATCGGTCCCTTGGTAAAAATCACTTTCGGGGTACCGTAGCGGTACGAGAAATCATTCACTTTGACCCAGCAAGCGTACGAGAACGTGAGTCCTTGTTCCTGATTGAAAGATTTGGGGATTTGAGTGGGACTATCGAACTGTTTTCGTCCGTCGGTGATCGGACCGACAATTGAAATAATGCCGGTGGCGGCGGGAGAGGCAGTAATAGCCGTATAAACTACATACATAGTGGCTAAAACAGCTAGGGCTACAAGTATAATAACGACGTAACTCATTGTTATTATTAAAGTTTTAGATTAGAATGTATATTCCCGAAGTTGTTTTCCAACAGCATCAAATAGTCCGAACTTTACAGAGTACCCTGTAGTGTCTACTGTAGAACTGACGTTCGGAGCGCCGGGGTTGGTGGTTACGCACGAATTGCTGGCTCCATAAAAGGCTAGAGCGTCGGAAGGATTGATGACCTTAGAAGATGTCTGGAGGCCACACACTTGTCCTGAGAATCCGCCATTAGGAGTGATCTGGATATCTCCGACTGCGGGCTTAGGTACTCCTGAAAGGAAGCAGGACTTGACAAGCATACCGTTGAGATACACATCTAAGTTGCGTTCAAACACCGTTAGGGAAACAGAGAACCATGACTGGAGAGGAATATTGGGGACTTCGCAAGTAAATACGTCATCACCTAACTCGGGGGCATTGGCTGGAGCTGGTTCTGAAACACCGGAAGTATAATCAGAAGGAAAGATGGATACAGCGATGCGCAGGACGTTGTCGGTAGGGTGTAGAGTTACTTTGGGGTTCATTACAGCTGGGTTTGTGGAATCAGGACGAATGAGAACAGGTTTCTCGTGTCCGTACCCGTAATTCCAGTCCTTAATATACATCCACCACTGCATACCATAAGCTCCCTGATTACCGGCCGATAAAGGAGCCCCAGCTGCCGTAACGGTTGTTCCCTTCTGGGCATCTACAGCATCAGGCATGTTTCCAGTTCCGTAATACCACTGATACAACAAGGGAGGAGGAGGGGCACTGCCAGTAACACCCGGCGGGGTTCCGTACATTCCAGATCCTGCTGGTCCAGTAGGTCCTGTAGGACCTGGAATTGACGAAACGGTAGAAGGTGACGTACTTGACGAGTATGGTGCTGTACTAGATGCTACATCAATATTCTCCAATCCTTCACGGTAATTTGTGAACTTGGCAACGCCGGGCATCCCAATAGTCTGCCATCCAAACTGTCTGGCAGCTAAGTCGTATATTACAATCACGACAAGAATAGCCAGACCAAGACCTAAAATACCTCCGACAATACCGACTCCCCACTTCCACTTAGTTAACGAAGATGCAGCCGCTGCAGCAGCAGCTTGGGCGTCTGCTGCAATTTTAGACGCAGCAGCTTGAGCTTCCTCGTTCTGTTTCGCTAAGCTCTCAAGGTAACCTGGAGCATATGTAACGCTCTGTGCTTGGGATAGATCGGGTCGTAGCGTAGGCACAGCAATTGGAGCTATCGGTGCCGGTTTACTTGAGCTTCCACCCATTTGTTAGAAAGCCGGAAGTAAAAACGGACGATATGACAGTGAAATGTCGGTGAAGGAAATGTACTGCAACAATTGTGGTGAAAAAGGTCACGTGTTTCGAACATGTAAAGACCCAATTATATCGTGCGGGATCCTGCTCTTGCGAGGAGCTTATGATCCCCTAAAATTACCAGTGGATCCTCGAACCGTAGGAGTTCTGATGGTGAAACGCAAAGATTCTATGGCATACATGGAATTTATTCGAGGAAAGTACGAGTTGGGAGATACGGAGTACCTTGAACGCCTCATTGGAAATATGACCTTGCCTGAACAGAAACTGATTGTAGCCGAAGAGTTTGATACCTTGTGGACCAAACTGTGGGGACAGGGACGCGATACGCATTCGGCAGAGTACGAGATTTCGAAATCTAAATACTACCAACTAGACAGGGTTGATCTCACTACACGTAACCGATCAAAGTATTCTGAGCCAGAATGGGGGTTCCCAAAAGGCAGGAGAGCCAGAGGAGAATCTGATTCTACCTGCGCTGTACGCGAGTTCTTCGAAGAAACAAACATTCCTCCTGAAGCGTATACTTTACATGAAACCTTGAAGTTCACAGAAACCTTTAAAGGTACCAACAATATCATGTACCGCCACATCTACTTTGTGGCTATGTTGAAAGATTCCAAGATCGTGAACTTGAAGCAGAAACTCACATTCATGCAGAGCAAAGAGATTTCGGAAGTTGATTGGAAATCGTTATCAGAATGCAAATCTGTGATCCGACCGCATTATACTGAACGTCTGACTCTTATGGGGCAAGTTGAACGTCTGATTGCCACACATCAAAGTCTGTAATAGTAATAACAATGAACACCATTCTTTCAGCAGCCGGAGTGTTTGGAGGGTTTACTGTAGGAACTTCTGCGATTCTTATGGCGAGTACGTACGCTACGTGTGAAAAGATAGATACAGCAGCATCGTTCAAGTCTGGAGCGATTGCTGCGGCAGTTCCGTCGCTAGCCTTCTTTTTATCTTCGTACTTTGAGTTCCTGCGTCGTCCGTTTGTTGATTTTTATACAAGTTTCGGGATTGAAGAACCTATGAATACTCGGGTAGCACTGGGACACATTCTTCTTATTTTCTTATGGCCCATGATCGTATGGGCATTCAATGACGCGTCCACGAAAACATGTGTCGCATCAGCTGACGAAATGGCAAGTTTCAAGTCCAAACTGATGGATAAACTGAGCAAGAAACAGCAAAAGGAGGCTAAGAATGCTGCAACTCCTCCTAAATCTGCTTAGAAATCAAAGTCCAGAATATAAACCACGGTCAAGTATGCAGCGACCGCCAAACCCAGTATCCATATCCAGACTGGAAACACTGTAGACTCCTTCTTTCCAACTCCAAAGGGACGGATATTTCCTTGTCTATCAAAAGCCACAGCTGGCTTTACATAGAGAAACCCTGCGACGTAGAAAAGGTAAATTGCGACAGTCCATAATTTGGGATTCTTGCGGACAACCTCTTCCATTATCATTTCGGTTGTAAAATTAAGTGAGAATGTCCTACGTTTTGCCTAATCGCAAGGCGTTCGTAGATTCCATAACCCGAATCTTTTTGAAGTACCGTCAGAAAGACATGGAAGGAACAGACGGTAAGCCTGGAGAACTGTACCCTTACCAGAAACTTGTCAGGGACTACCTCTTAATTGAAACTCCGTACCGGGGTCTACTTGTATACCACGGCCTCGGTTCAGGAAAGACGTGTTCGGCTATCGCGGTCGCCGAGTCCTTGATGACCAATAAGAAAGTGTTTGTCTTACTTCCAGCATCACTCAAAGCGAACTTTATTGGCGAGATCCGGTCGTGTGGCGATCCGGTGTACAAGAAAGACAGCCATTGGGAGGAGAAGAAGGTTCGGACAGAAGAGGATCGGGATACTGCGAAATCCATGGGTATTTCTGAAGAGTACTTGGACAAAAATGGACGGTACTTTATGACCGTTCAGGGTGCAGCCCCGAATTTCCGGACGCTGTCGCTAGACCAGCAGAAAGGCATTGATGCCCAAATTGATGATCTAATAAATTCGAGGTTCACGTTCATTAACTATAACGGCATTCTGGAATCTAATGTTGATCGTATTCTTCATTCTCCCCACATGTTCGATGACTCAGTTGTGATCGTTGAAGAAGCCCATAACTTAATTGGTGCGGTGATCAACGAAAGCGAGCTGAAACGTAAGTTGTACGATATGATTTATAAAGCCCAGAACTGTAAGGTCGTGGCTTTGTCTGGTACTCCCACAATCAACCGTCCCCAGGAAATTGCGTTTCTAATGAATCTTTTGCGCGGACCTATTGAGCGAGTCACGGTTCCCACCAAGTCTGCAATGACATGGGACGAAGCACTGATGACTGCCTTTTTCAGGCAACAAAAGGATGTGGATACGATAGAGTACAATTCCGTAAAACACGAACTGAAACTTACCCGCAACCCTCCTTATTTCGAGAGCGTGTACAACGATAAGGGAGATCGGATTGCCGTGAAGTATTCTAAAGAATTCAAGCAGGAACCGGATATCAAGAAATGGGCGTCGGAATGGAAGACCGAGTTCGAAAATAAGTTTGCGGGAGTAGAGCTTCTGGGCGAAGACAAGATGGGTGTAGAGAACCTGGAGTGTTTGCCGACCGAGTATGAAGATTTTATGAAGACGTTTGTAGACGGCTTGAATATCAAGAATGCTTTGTTACTTGGGCGTCGTATTCAGGGTCTTGTGTCTTACTACAAGGGCGCTGACGAGAAATTGATTCCAAAGCGTCTGGATGAAGACAAGACCCTGCAGAAAATTGAGATGTCCGACGAACAGTACTTGCGGTACTTAGAAGCCCGCAAAATTGAAATTGATCGTGAAGCTAAGAAGAACCGTAATCCTTCCCTAAACGACGAGCTTGGTTCTTACCGTATGACGTCGCGTCTAGTATGTAATTTTGCGGTCCCTCCCGAATTCAAGTATAAGATGTCAGAAGAAGGCGAAACCGAATATTCATTACGTGGCAAACCTATTCCTGAAGATAAGCTGGAAATTTTGAAAAAAATAGATGCGGAACCTGAACGTTTCCTAACACCTAAAGCGCTTCCTAACTTCTCTCCGAAAATGGCTCAGATGCTGAAAGATCTGAAGTCTACAGTAGGAAAAGATGGCGACTTCAATAATCAGTTCGTGTATTCCGAGTACAAGTCGTTAGAAGGTCTTGGACTCTTTAAATTAATTCTGAATCATAACGGGTTCCAGCCGTACAAATTGAAGAAGGAAGGAGGGCAGTGGCGTGAAGGCGAGATGGAGAAGGGAGTACCAGCGTACGCTTCATATACTGGCGATGAAGATGAAGACGAACGTGAGATGGCGCGTCTAGTGTTTAATGGAGAAACCGAAAAGTTACCGTCGTCACTGAAAGATTCGTTGAAAGAGCGCAAGTTATGTATTATGATGGGAACTAAGGCAGCAGCTGAAGGTATTACCTTAAAAAACGTTCGGAACGTGTACATCATGGAACCTTATTGGAACCCTGCACGTATTGAGCAAGTGATTGGTCGTGCCATCCGCGTAAACTCACATTCATCGTTGCCAGAAGACCAACGTAACGTTACAGTGAAACTCTACATGTCCGTATTCTCAGCGAAACAGCTCAAGGATCAGGAAGGACCTAATATTACCCAGATTCGTCGTAATGATACTACTACCAAACGGTACGAAGGAAACGAACCGATAGAGGCTTTCTTGAGCTCCGACGAGGTTCTGTACGATATGTCGTACAAAAAAGGTAAGATTATTAAAGGAATTTCCACGATCCTCAAACAGGCTGCAGTAGATTGTGAGATTCATCGTAAATTACATTCCAAAGAACAGCCGGTAATCCAATGTATGCGTTTCGACACATCGGTCACCGCGGAAGATCTTGCCTACCGTCCATCGTACTTGAATGATGAAAAGGATACTCTTTATAGGCGTAACTTAATACCGAAAAGACGTAAGCTCCAAATCATTAAAGTGAAAGGAATGGTAATGATTCTAGACCCTAAGACGAACGAGATCTTTGACTACTCTGCATTCCAGGATAATCAGCGTTTGTTCCAGATAGGGTCACGTAGTGGACCCAACGCTATAACCTTTTTCCCGCATGTTGTATAAATGGCGACAGTCGCCCATCCTAGGACTTCATCAAATAACCAAGCAGGAACGCGCGGGTTATCTGCTGCCGACTGGACTCGCTTAATGCGTCTGAAGGGAGCTAAAACGTATGCTACCGATATTGCAGCGAATACTGACGTGAATATTCCTACGACGTCACAGACACCACATTCGGTTCCCATGCTGGTTCCTCGTCATACAGGTGGCAGTCGTATCCGGCGCACGAACGGTCAGTGGTTAGACTTCAAGGCGTCGCAGAATGCGGACTACATTGTGTCAACAACACATGCTAATAACACGAATGCCAAGAATCTGAAACTCACCCGCCTATGTAATTGCACGACCGTAAGTCTGAATGTAGACCGTACCGGATGCATCAAATGCGGAGTATATAGACATAAAACTATTCAGTAAATAAGTAAGGATGTCTGGAGGTTTAATTCAGCTCGTCAATAGAGGTGCACAAGATCAACTAGTATGTGGGAACCCATCGTTCACTCATTTTAGGTCGGTGTATAAGCGCCACACAGATTTTGCAATGGAACAGTTTGAGTTAGTGTTCAAGACCACAAATTTAAGAATTCCTGCATCGGGATCATTGACTCTCAGAGCAACGGTTGACCAAATCGCTCAATTAGTCAATGATTGTTATGTCGTGATGACTCTTCCAAACATTTATTCTCCAGTCTATCCTGTTACACAGGGTGCTAACGCAAATTTAAATTCAAATTCTCAGGCTATTGGATACGAGTTCCAGTGGATTCGAAATATTGGATACAATATGATCAACCATGCTTCTATCCTAATTAACGGCCAAGAGATTGTGCGCCATACCGGTGAATGGATGAAATTGTACGCTGATCTAAATTTTGATGCTAACAAGAAGGCGATGGTAAGCCAGATGGTAGGTAACTTGCCAGAAATGTATGATCCGGCGAATGCATACGATCGTATGAACCAGTATCCTCATTCAATATCAACCATGGCAGACTCAGCCGAGCCGTCAATTTACGGCCGCGTCCTGAACGTTCCTCTCCATTTTTGGTTCTGTGAGAATGTAGGTGCGGCTCTGCCTCTAGGAGCACTCCAGAACTCCATTGTTGAAATTGTCGTTGAACTTGCGAACATGTACGAACTATTCACGATCCGCGATATCCGTGAAAGAATTAATGGTCAGGTAAACCCGAATTTTGGGAAGCGTATTGCTCCTGATTCAAGCGATTCACTGATGACGATGAATAATTTCCTGTCGCCGCCAACATACGCTATCCCCCCAGCGCCTTCGAATCCTACACTTATGTACTGGAACCTCAATCCGTTCATTGAAGCGAATTATATTTTCCTAAATGATGCTGAGTTAGCCCACATTAATCAGACCGAACACTCTTTCATTATCAAGCAGATTGATATGGTTTCGGCTAATGGTCAGTATGGATCTAGTAACGATCTTGCTTTACTCATGAAGAATCTGTGTACTCAGGTAGTATGGGTTGCGCAGCGTTCAGACCGTATACTGGCCAACGATGTAGACAATTACACTAACTGGGTGGATCCTTACAAGCCTCCAATTGATACATCAGGAACGACAGGAATGGCTCTGTCGTACACGACTGGAAACGATCTGAGCACCGCAGTATCACAGCGCGACATCCTTCTTGAATCGTCTATTATTTTGGACGGGAGGGAGCGGTTCTCATACAAACAAACATATTTCTTCTCGCAGCTGGAGAATTACCGTCATCAGAAAGGTCGGACATCTACGGATATTCCAGGAGTGTACACGTACTCATTCTCGCTTGAGCCATACAGTACTCAGCCAAGCGGACACATTAACGGATCAATGTTTAACAAAACTCTATTGCGAAATACGTATGTCCAGCCTCCGTTAGTTGCATCATCAACCAATAATAGTCCGCCTGGGCCAGTATGCGTTCTAAAATCGACATTGAATCTTCCTAATCCGACAATCGTGAATCCAGGAGCTACTGGTCCAAATGGGCAACTGCTGTACTCGCCTTTAGACGTAATATCAATTGTTCCAAACACTCAGGTCGCAAATGCAGTCAAGACATTACAGTATAATTACACTATTACAGCGTACGTTGAATCGTACAATTATCTCCGAGTGATGAGTGGAATTGCCAACGTTGTTTTCAGCTCGTAAGTCCTTGTTGTATAATAAGTAAGAGAATGGCGACCGGAGTCAAAATTCAGTCGGCAAAGTACGGAGTTGGTACCAAAACTTTAGATGTAACAAAAGCTGTTTCAGCCCAGTTAAAAGACGGGCGCCTAAATTTCGTAGTTACGCCATCAGCCTTAAATGTTGCAGATCCGGCCCCAGGGCAGCTAAAAACTCTTACGGTGACATACTCTATTAATAACGGAGCGAGCAATACGGCTACAGCGGTAGACGGCGATTCAATGGACATTGACGCTCCTCCTGCTCGTCTGGCTTCAGGATTACAGATCAAAAAAGCACGGTATGGATTTGATAGGAATTTTACGGATGTGACAAGTGCTGTACGAACGTACTTGAACGAGGGGTCAATCAATTTAAAGGTAAGTCACAGTTCCTTGGGTATTCCAGACCCGAATCCTCAGAAGGTGAAGTACCTCATGGTAGATTACACGATTAACGACGAGCCAGGATCCAAAAAAATCCAGGACGGTCAGAAGTTTCAAATCAATGCTCCAGCTGTAGCTGCTGACGTAACAAATACTCCTACCGACGGAGCACTGGATATTGTAGGTATGCTGTTTAACGATGTGTTCTTGTTCATCAAAACATACTTCGTACTTGCGATGACGATTCAAGGGGCTAAGTATGGTCAGACTCTGTTCAGCGGAGGATACTGGATTATTGGAGCTCTGACACTTTTCACTTACGGTTTCTTCCCGATTCTCATACTTCCTGTCCTCATTCTCATTTGGCATCTCGTTATGGGTTGAACAATGAAGATCAATTATATAATAATGGAAACTGATATTTACTTCAGTTTCACTCTAGAGTTTGGAAATCCACTCTACAGTGACCAAACTATGCGCGAATGGCAGACTCTTTGGCGAACAGTGTGCGAAATGGCGTACAATCCAAGTACTCATCAGTACCCTTTTATTCGCAGTTTTTCACACTACTCGAACGAAATTGAAGAGTTGCACAAATATACGATTAACAGTGGTCGAATCAAGAACCATAAACTTCTGTGTTTTGAACATGTGTGGAAAGAGTACAAGAAAAAGACACCGATTACCAATACTTCTCTGAAAGAACTTTATGTACCGCGCTTACTGATTCCTACCCAGGAAGCCCAGAAGTTCATTCAACAAATATTTCCAAGTTGTACCATCATTTTCTGGGCAGAGTAACAAATGAATCTGGATACGGCCGTACAGCCTGGACTAGGATTACCGCTGGGATACCGTACTCCGCCAAGCAAGGCGGAAAAACGTAGGGTTGCGCAAGGTGAGACGCCAGGATACTCACCAGCTTACCCTGTGAATGTCCCAACAGGCGAAGCTCGTAAAATTGCATTTGAAGCATCGAAGGTAGATCGCGAACCTAAAAAAGGTGGAAAGTCTCGTCGTCGTAAAGGGGGCAAGAAAGCGCGGAAGACTCGGCGTAGGTCACGTAAGTAAATGAATGAAAAATTGGCTTTCGCCGTTTTGATTTTTTGGGTTTTGTTGTTTTTATGTTTTTTGATTTACATGTCCGCAAACTTGCCCACCCCGGCAAAGCCGAGGAACGCCTCTGCGTCATTGTAGACGCGGTGCGTGGTCTCGCCGACCAGGTATTCCTTGACCTCATCCAGCCCTTCCTCAGAAGAGGCTGCCGGTCCGGTCACGTGGCGACCCGTTTCGGGGTGCCAGTAGACGCCAGCCGTATCGGTTTCCGTGAGCCCGGTGAGCGCCTTCAGGTCCTCGTAAGAGAGAACCTCGGGCACCACCGGCTCGACGACCTTGGCTGCGTTCTTGGCCGCTAGCCAAGCTTGGACGTGCTCGTCCTTGGTCTTCGCGTCAAACTCATCGTCCGACAGACCCTCCACGTGCTTCTTCAGCACCTTCTTGGCGTTCTCAAACGCCTTCTTGTCTTCACCAAACGCCTCCTTCAGAAGCTTGGTGTGACTTGCACCGGCGGCAAACGTGAACTCACGCTTGCCATCAGTGTTCTTCGCCGCAGTCTTCGCGACCGCGGGCTTCTCCTCTTCACCGGCCGCCACCTTGGCGACCTTCTTACCCTTCACGGGCGCCGACGGAGCGTCGGTCTTCTTGGCAGCGCCGCGCTTCGCCTTCGCAGGCGTAACGGGCTCTTCTGCTTTACCCGCGCCAGCATTGGCCACGGGTTCGACAACCTTGACAGCATCACCGCCCTTCTTGATCTCAGCGAGGATCTTGGTCAGCTCATCGCGAGCAGCCTTGATGTCCTCCACAGTCTTGATGTTGGGGCGATTGATAAACGTGCTCATATTGAGTGTTTGTTCTTGTCTTGATTTGGGTGTGAAATACATATCGTTAACCAAAATAAATCCGTTTTTGCAAATTGCGTTTCTTGGAGTGTTTTATAGTACGTATTTTTAACAAATGTCTACCGAGTTCGCCAAGGAACATCTGCGCGAACACCTCGTGGGTCTTTTAGTCAGCCCCGTAGCCGACGGGTTCTGGTCTATCCACGACTCGGCCAAGGACCTATGTGATCGCAACGGTCAGCCTGATCAGATCTTACGCACGTTCCAGAACATGCTCACGCGCATCCCTGAATGGTCAGACTCTACGCTATCTACCGAAGTCGAGCGCATTCTCAAGGTTACGAACTGTAAGTACATGGACGATCTTCTGATGGGCGTATTTATTGCGTACATGAAATCGTTTGCATCTCTTCATTACCGTGGATCACAATCTGAACTCAAGATCGAGTTTGAGCGTCCGAGCTTCGCAAAGTTCATTCATGAACTGTACAAGCATTCTGCGCGCAAAATGTGGCAGATGGCGTACTATTTCAAGACGGTAGGTGTGTCGTCGGAGCAGCAGGCACGTAACCGTCAGGATATTGAAAAGATTGTGACGGAATGTATGGAGCAGGTGATTCGTTCGTTCCTGCCTTGGGAAGCGATTGCCAAGAAGTACTTTTCGGAAGATGATGATGTGCCGCAGTCTGCGTCCTTACCCGTTCACATCCAGCACGCACCGGAGGAACCAGTAAAGAAGGCCGGGTCGGTACCTACTCAGGTCAAGTTTGAGGATGATGTGCCAGAGCCGGAGTCGGAGTCAGATTCCGAGTCAGGATCCGAGAGCGGCGACGATGGTCGTGGGGAACTGAAGGTGAGCGAAGAGGTTGCTGAAATTGAGTTTGAGGATATGGATAAGCCTGAAGAGCCCAAGAAGAATGTGGTGGAGAAGGAGGTTGAGGATGATCCTCTAAAAGAAATTGAGGGAAAAGCGGGAGATACTCTCGTTCTAAATATGTGAAATTTTGATTGAGCGCAAAATAAATGATCATTCCAATCGCTGCGGTTTCAGTAGCCCTCGTGTGCTTTATCGTGTACGCTCTAGAGCGCCGGGCAAAGGGCGAGCCAATTAATTGGACAGATGCAGGTAAGCTCTCACTGTTCGGAGGTATTATTTCAGCCGGTGTGGTATTTGCGACCACAACGGATGTTGTTACGGATGCTGTGAAGACGCTGGAAGTCCCCAGCGTTCAGGATATGTTCATTGGCCGCCCAACATTTTAATGTTTGTAGGCAAACAATTAATTTACACGGTATACAATAAACAGAGTAATGAATTATCAGCACTCCAAAATATATAAACTTGAATGTGACGATGGATGCTATTATTATGGCGCTACAACTGGAAGTCTTGATACAAGACTAAGAGGTCATAAAAAAGCATCAACTACACAACCCTATCGCGTGTATAAACACATAAACGAGATAGGCTGGAACAAGGTGAAAATCACTCTTGTAGAAGAATTCCCGTGTAATTTGCGAAGTGAACTGAATAAACGTGAATCAGAATTTATTTATGAGGCACGTAAAGATGAAAAGTGTTTGAATACTATTCTTTCATTTGCTACCGAAGAACAACGGCAGGAAAAACGAGAGAAATATTTTGAAACATACAACCGACCCCTTACAGAACAGCGTATTGAATACAACCACACGTATAGTAAGAAGTACAGAGAACAAAAAGGCAATGAATTAAAACAGAAGAAGAGTGAATATTACTACACAAACAAGGAAGATCGTGATAAAAAGACTAAAGAAAATTATTACAAGAACAAAGAAGAAATATTACGTAAAAAGAAGGAAAAATACCATGCAAAGAAAGCTCAAGCTTCAATGACACAACAGTCTTCTCCTGCCGGAAGTGAGTCAGTACCAAAGTAAGATTTCAAAGATAAAATTTCAGTTCGTGGAACTGCATTTTTACAGAGCCGAGTAATCGCCTTGTAGAGATAGAAGCCATGATACCGGTCATGCTTATCGTCACTCTTTCCAAATAATACCGAGGTGTCGTCATCCAAAGATAACCATTTCATAAAAAACTTAAATACCTGGTTATTGCGATAATCTAGGCACTTAGGACCTTCTGGAAAAAGGTCCCAGAACATTGAGGTAGCTAGACGTACCAGATCAAAAGAAGGATTGGGTTTGATTTCGGGGTATTTGGAAATGTACCAAGGCTCAAAATTGAACTGCCCGCCAGCCTCTTCATCTACCGAAAAATGGTCGCTCATGAACAGTTTGGGTTCCTTCATTCCCATAACTTTCACTGATCCAATTCCACGCTCGAAATCAATGAGTTTAATCAAGTAACCGTAAGTGGGAAGTTTGTAAAAAGAACCGGCACAGTTGTAATACAAAAACTCCTTTTCGGTGGAAATGTACATCACATTATTAGAATGAAGATCATTATGAGTGAATCCGTAATTACGCTGAGCAAACGCTAGAGCAAACATAACTTGGGATAACCATGCCAGATGTTTAGGAGGATCAGGGTGCTCAGAACACAGTTCGTGAAAAGTTCCAGTACATTTTTCCATAACCGTGACCTGAACGGGAACGTTAGTAAACGATGCCCACGCAAACGGCTCACCATCATCTTCGTCTTCGTCTTCGTCTTCATCTTCGTCGGAATCACAATCGCATGACTTAAGGCCAAAAACGTAAGATGTAGATACCGACGAAGAATCCGACTCGTCGTCCGAATCTTCTTCTCCATCACGCATCATAGGGTTCATTTCAGCGGCTTCGGTGGGTCCTACCTCAGGAGCTTCAAGTTCCTTTACGCCATCAAGAACCATATCTTCGCCTAATAAGACGTTTGCACGGGCTCCACGAGTATGCTTGAAATCTCCTTCACGGATGTCGTCTGTTAACTTGATATCAAATGTTTTTCCGATATTGGAAGAAAACCATGAGCGCTCTGACAGTTCTGCGTAGTCGTCGGAGATATCTATTGTATGCTTTTCCGATACCCCCGTGAACACTCCATACACTTTCGGGAAATGGGGGCATCCAGACTGGGCTAGCACAGTGGACAGAAGGGCACCAACATATGCAGCGTTGTTTGGATCCTGGATCTTGCGCCAGATCTCAGCCGACTCTTCTTCAGACGTAGGTAATCCTAGTGCCGTTCCATAATCTCCCTGCATCCACTTGAAGGGAGAAAGAAGCATCGTGACTTTGCGATGAACTTCAACTACAGCTCCCTTGGACGTCCGAACGTGCTCGGCGTCTACAATTGAGGCAATACTGTCATTGACCTTGAACCCAAACTCCTGTGGCGAATCCCGAACTTCAGTTTTAAACAGTTTTTGGATGGGAGGAAAAAAAGGCTGGAGATGGTTCAAGCCCCAAAACTGCTGAGCTTTCAAGCTCTTCGTATCGTGTCGCTGAAGGCTGAGGGCGATAGAGTTTGTCCGTAAATCACTTCCGGCTGATGGTTTCCGCTTGACCATATTATTATGGCGTCCCAAACATAAACTAAAAACTACACGCAATAAAGCAAGTAGATGAACTTCCAGATCAAGAAGTTCAATATAGATATGTTGAAAGACAGGTGCGAGATAGATTCTCGTAAATCCCCAATGATTGTCGTTATTGGAAAGAAAGATACCGGAAAATCGTTCTTGGTTCGCGATATTCTATTTAATACCCAGCACTGTTTCCCGATTGGAACGGTGATTTCAGGTACAGAAGTTGCGAACGAGTTTTTCCAGCATATGGTTCCTTCCAAACTGATTCACGATAAGTACAATCCTTCTATCGTGATGAATGTGATTAAGCGGCAATTAGGTGTAAAGACTGCACGTAACGAAGAAAAAAAGAGATCAGGCGGAAATTCAGGCACAGATCCTCGTGCCTTTTTGATTTTGGATGATTGTTTGTATGATGCATCATGGATTAAAGAGGAATCTACGCGCTACATTTTCATGAACGGTCGCCACATTGATGTCATGACAATTATTACGATGCAGTACCCTCTTGGAATCACACCTAATCTTCGTACGAACGTGGATTTCGTGTTTATTCTTCGCGAAAGTATCGTGAATAATCGCCGTCGTATATACGACAATTATGCCGGTATGTTTCCCACGTTTGAAATGTTCTGTCAATTCATGGACCAATGCACTGAAAATTTCGAATGCCTGGTGATTTGCAACGGCGTTCAATCAAATAAATTAGAAGACCAAGTGTTCTGGTACAAAGCTTCTGATCACCCACCGTTTCATTTATGTGATAACTCGCTGTGGACTGATAACAAACCGTTCTCTAGTGCAATGTTAGCCCAAGATGAGTATTCGCCTGATGCTCTGAGGAAAAAGAGCTCGAATCCTTGGGTCCGTGTCAAACAAGAGGGTAAGGATAAACATTAATACCGCCTAAAAATAATGGAGTCTTCGGATATTTTGTTTCAAACTAATGATGTTTGTATTTTAAATCCTAGATCCAACAGAGGAATACTAATACAAACATGGGGTACATCTAAAAATATATGCAGAGAAGGATTGCTATCTTATAATGAATTACGTAAAGTACATCCTGAACTTGGGTTACCAGTTAGATCGACCCATCGTGACCCGAAACACGATAATCTAATATTTTTTAGGGCACCATATAATTCTGATACGACTACATTTGAAAGTTCATATGATGGAAATTCACCGAAAGGTATGATAAAAAAGTATTCTGTGCCATCAAAGGAATCGGCAATTGCTCTAATACGAATTGACCCAGAAAAAACGTTTGTTTATTCATCCGAAACAAGAGCCATGGGTACTTATTTTGATCTACAGGAATCACGAATACCGATGACAGAATATTTAAGAAGAATAGATGGTCATTCAAAGTTTGGATATTCTGGAAATCCTTGCAGTAACATCATAACATACGAAAAAAGTAGGTTCCCTACACCACGTTGTAAGTATCCATGGATAGCAGGATTTCCAATTGAACGTAATTCCGAAGTAGTAGTAGAGGTACCAAGAATTCCTCCAGAATGGCTTGTAAGCTGTCACAGCAATGGTGGACGTAGGAAAAAGAATACATCTAAAACTCGTCGTTCAACACGTCGCCGCCGTCAGACCAAAAAGAAACATTAATCTTGCGTAAAAATAATGGTATCATTTGGGTTTGATAACGAAGCTCTAACGAATGTTCTCACGAAGTACGGATCTCTATCCAAAGAACTGAGTAAAAGTCGTAACGGTGCTCCGGATGTTAATGTGTTAAAGTATGACACGGAGGACCATTTATACGAGAGATACACATTAGTTGCCATTGTTAATCCTGTCAGTGGGCAATTCTATCAGATAAAACTCCAGCTGAACCCAGAAACTGGTAAAATCGTTACACGTGCGACAGACATATGGAAAGCCGACGCAGATTTTCTAGCAGAAATTGCGAGTAAGTACGTCATAGAGGTCAAAAAGATACCTCGTTCACCCACACCCGTTGATCCCAATGTGGGATCTCCAGCACCTGTATCCGCAAAATCGGTAGCGTCAAATCTGTTTAACAAGGCGAAAGGTATATTCCGCCGTGCAGGGAAGCGTTCAACACGTCGCCGCCGTCAGACCAAGCGTCGTTAGGAACTCAAAGATCACGGGGCGCACCGCCCTCGGCAGGGTGAACATTGTCTTCAATCGCGCGACCGATATCGGCCGTATCGGCCAGACCTGCATCTTTCTTAACATCCTCAAGATTCTTACGACGGCGCGCCTCATTCTCCTTCTTCTGCTGCTCAATGCGCTGAGCCTTCTCTTCCTCAAAGAAAATCTCGCGATTCACCTCGTTCTCCTTGTACCTGCGCATCATCTCGTTCAGCTCCTTCTCGGCATACTCTACCTCGGGCATCATGTTCTCAGAAGGATCCCACGGCAGCCACGCACCAACCTTACCAATATAAAGATTGTCATTAGGGTAGCGGCGCTGCAGGACCTTGGCGTACGTCTGGCACTCCTCGAGATTTGCAAACACGCGACGGAGCTTGACGCCACGAACGTTGGTCTGAAACTCAACCTGCTCATTGAACTTCGCCTCAACCTCCTTCTCGTTCTTCAGGAGAAAAACCTGGTACTGCTCGGGGACATCCGTCTTCTTCACCTCGGCCTCATGTACCTTCTTGAACTCCTCCATATCCTTGAAAAGGTCGTCAACCTTCAAAGAATACTTCTTGGCGACATAAGCCATGAGATGCTCCAAACCCTTGACCTTCCACTCATACGCCATCCACTCTACAAACTTCTCGTTGTAGAACTCCGCCTTCTGCTTAACCACCTTTTCAGGTGAAATAAAGGAGATGATGCAGTAGCGCTGCGTAGGAATCTCAGGGTCCTCTTCAAGGTAATCAATAACAGTTCCATCGGTTTCCTTCGTGGGTAGAGTTTCGCGAGGCATTTGTTTATTAATGGAGTCCTATGTGAAAGTTCTATATTTAACGAATATAAATGATTAAATCATATGTAATACATGCTGAAAGTGCTAAAGAACGAAAACGACATGTAGACAAACTTGTACAATTGACTGATGCCACTGTATTTCCAGCAATTATGGATAATCCTGGAGCTCGTGGATGTTATCTTAGCCATATAGAAATCTACAAAATCAATCCTGAAGAACCAGTTATTGTTTTTGAAGACGATTGTATTATTACAGACCCAAACATTATAAAACTTGTTGAATGGAATGCTTCAAATTACGATATAATATATCTTGGAGTTTCAAAAGCTTGGTCACAGCTCCTAAATATAAAAATAAACTTTGTAGGATTGCCATCGCAAACATTCAAGACGAACTCTTGGGGGACATATGCATTATTTGTATCTCCAAAAGTAAAGAAACTAGTTTTAGATCATGATTCAAAGTATGGATATACACTTCCAATTGATCTGTTATTAAATAACATAATTAATGAGAATGACTTACGAGTCTTTATTCCATCTCCAATTGATAAATTTGTACAACATGACAATACTATCAAAAGTTTAATGATAATATCTAACCAAACGCAGTTACCCTAAAGAACTTTCGTATTAGGTTTGCACTGTCCTATCCCTTTGGTCTGTTGCATCATGATTGGAGCAGGGCAGTTCTTGCATGGGCACTCAGTATGATCGTACCCCAAAATATGTCCCATCTCGTGGGAAACCATATATTGGCGATAATCATCTAAGCTAAGTTTGCTTTTCGATGCACCATGGTACCATCGATCAGAGTTCAGCCACATAGTCTTACCTCCTAATTCGGCACACGACAGCTTTCCTTCTAATCCGCAATTCTTATCAATAGTCGATTGAGATGACAAGTGAATTGTCACATCTTGATTAAAAGAAACAGGTTCAAAGAAGTAACCCTTCGTGGACCACCCGTCTGGATCGTTGAGGTACGTCGTAACATAAAACTCAATTTGTCCTGGAGGGATAGTGTACTTTTTCTGAACGTCTGGATCAACTACGACCTTTACGCGGATGCGCCTCATTATCTAAAGGTGGTTGTTTTTCTGCAATTCCTGAACACTCGAAAATCCTTTTCTCCCTGCAAAATGCATGAAATATGTTTCTTTAAAATACGTAAGAATGTTTCGTCGGTGAATGCGGAATGTAAAGGGTACAAACATTTCGCCTATTGATCGATTAATAGTTGCTTGAAGAAACCATATTGAGTTGAACTTTTTTGATATAATAACATACATGTTATGAGTTTGAAGCTCGTACCCAACCGCTGATTGTTCATAATGATACGGGCTTTTTTGTTCTAAGTTGTTGGGAATATTAGGATTGTAGTAATCAGACGTCACATATTTGTAGTAAACTCGTTCAAGAAACTCGCGGTGTTTTTTCGGTTGAAGGACCAGAACTCCGGTATTAAGAATCTTACCAGAGTTCACAGTAAATCCACTACTTGCATAATATCCTGCGCCGTCCTTCCAATTATATACATACTTACGAAAACTGCTCATGAAGTAAGAGGGCGTTTGGTCAGTTTCGTTTGCTATACCTATTTTGTCACCAAAGTCAATGTGTGTATGAATAGGGGGCGATTTGATATTAATGAGTATATCGGCATCAATGAACACTATAAAATCATACTCGGCCGACCAAGGTTGACTACATACCAGAATCTTGTTCAATGTTATAGTTTTTGGATCGGTGTGATCTTTATCCAAATAATCATCCAAAACCCTAAAATCGTAACCACACTTACGGGCATAGTTTTCTTGACTCTCACGGAAAAGTCGGTTGTACTCTTCAAGGTACTTTTCACCTATGGCCAAAGTCACCAAACATACTTTCATTTAAAGAATGACTCGTTTTTTCTCTGTCCTTTTCTATAAAAATGCCCGAGCAGAAGTCTGTTGCCGCCCCTGCTGGAGTTGATTTCTCGGACCTAACGACTCGTGCTATCAAGTACGCCTTTGAGGGTCTGGCTGTTGCGATTGCGGCGTACCTCCTCCCCGGCAAGGGCCTCAAGCTGTCGGAGATCGGCATGATTGCCCTCGTTGCCCTGGCCACGTTCGCCATCCTCGATATCTACGCCCCCTCGGTCGGCTCGTCGGCGCGCACGGGTGCCGGCTTCGGTATTGGCGCCCACCTCGTAGGCTTCCCTTAAACGCCTAAACTACATGACACACGACACCGTAAAAAACACGAAATTGGTCATTAAAAAATGACCCATCTCGGGTCTGGTTTTAGTTTTTAGTAGTAGATAGCCTCATCGAACTTTTCCCGCATCAATGCCGTAAGACTTCTAGACGAGTTGCTGTTTGCAGTCATCGCATAGAACTCCGGGTAGAATTTCAGGTTGTATTCGTAAGTGCGTTCGCCACTGTAAAGCCAGACAATGAATGTTCGGTCACAGTACTCGGACTGCTCCCACTTCATGCTGACGCCACTCTGCCCCAGCTGACGCTCAATCGCATCTTTCATCTTGTCAAGCGCATTGTAAGGGTGGTGAACTTTCGGCATCTTCTTGTATTAAAAAGGTCATTTCTGACCAAATTGATTTCGTTTTTTAATTAGTTAATCAAACATCATATTCGTAAAGATCTCCATAATGGTATCGCGCTGATCATTGGTAAACCCTCGCTGAGTGAGAACACACGATACCTGATTTTCAAGATGAACTTCGAATTGGAGAATGCAGTCCCCGGCCGTAAATTCAACAACCGTCCATGCATGAACTCCATCAGGAAGATTACCGGTCACAGGGAAATGATCGGCAGTCACCTTCTCTTGCACATCCGTGACAACGTTATGGATATTCTTAGACATCTTATTACTGATCCTTTTCCGAATTATTAAACAATTTCCGTTTTCAACGATTACTCTTAAGACATTAATGTCAGGGCATCACAAAGCCAAAATTCCTAAAGCTTTGAGAGAACAAGTTTGGATATCTAAATTTGGTAAAGTATACTCTGCCAAATGTTTCACGCCATGGTGCCAAAATAAAATCACGGTCTTTGATTTTCAGTGTGGACATGATATTCCGGAATCGAAAGGCGGTCCCACCATTTTATCTAATTTGTACCCTATTTGCGCAAGGTGTAATATGTCGATGAGCAACGTATACACGTTTGAACAGTGGGCACTAAAAGGTGCAAAACGGAAATCTTGGCTTCTTTGTTTCTGTGGAGGTATAACATGCCACCAACCGTTCGCTACAATGGAAAATGGTACGCCATCATCCCAAAACCATACGAACCCGAACGACAAACCTATCAAGTAGCTTGGGTTCAAATTACGACCGGGATTACGGCTGAGGAATCATATCGCAACTACTTTGAGGTCCTGAGGAAGGAGACTAAACTTTTATGCCCTTCATTTAGACAAGATGAGTAGTATAGTCACAGCCGTGATTGTTTCAACTATTATTGTTCTGATAACTATATTGGGAATCCGTGCGTACACCGGAATCTGGCCGGGAGCCAAGATTATCCAGCAGAAACCAGTAGCTGAGGATAAACCTACACCGGATACTGCTACTGAACCTGGAACTGTGAAGTTCATGTTTTTCTTTGCGTCATGGTGTCCTCACTGTAAAGATGCCGAACCTGAAGTTGCGTCGTTCAAACAGCTAGTCCAGACCAAGAATTATACGTACGGAGGTCACCGAGTAATATTCGAAGAAATTAATGCCTACGCCGATAAAGGCAAGGCGGCGCTGTACAAGATCAAGGCGTATCCTACCATAAAAGTAGAAACGGCCGAAAAGATGTACGAAATGAGCGGTAAACCCACTGTCGCTAACTTCCGAGCTTTTATGGTAGCTGCTCTAGGTGCCGAGAAATCGGGATAAGTCTGTACTGGCTTTTTTCAGGATATCGGGAACATTAAACTCCTTTAAATCCGAAGTGCTGTGCAAGTTAGGATAGTGGAGTTGTAGAGTACACGATTTTTTTACTTGTTTGAAAAAGTTGTATGTCACTAAAGTGTACATGTCATGGACATACGATATTGGGGACATGGTTTCAATTGTTGAAGGAGTAAACTTATTATCAGACTTCCGGTGCTTTAGTGATAAACACAAAGCGTTAGTTAAATCAGGAATACATTTGTCCACCGAAGGCACAAACAGGTCACCGTCGACATATACTTGATTATACAGAACTTGCGGTCGGAAAACACCAGGGATACAGCACGAGCATTTCAAAGCGTCTAAGATCGGGACGTTCTTGGAGAAAATGGTGGGTTTACCTTTTGTTAAGTTGGAAGCCAGGATGTACAAAGGCATTTTGGTATCGCCAATAACTTTCGTGCGCAGATCTATCCCTTTTGTCAAAAACATGTTTACGAGCGACGTTTCCAAAACGTCCATGGAAAACACACCTTTCATAGAAATCATTTCAGGTAATTTTGAATAATCCGGTTCCGGAATAAATGACGATATCTTGAACGCTTCTTCAATTCCTAAATCCAAAGGTAGTCCAAAAGCAATATACGTTCCAACAATCGCTCCTACCGAAACTCCGTACACGCCATCAGGAAACACCAAATCTTGATGCCGTGAAAGTTCGCGCAGAGCGCCAATGTACATTATACCTTTCATACCTCCACCGCCTAACCCAAGAGTGCGGAATGGCACAGACATTCTTATAGTAAGAGTAAGCAGAGATGTTGCGTGCGCGTGACGTATGGGATGAACAAGAAGAGAGAAGATCTAATCGTATGGCAGCCATGAATCCCATAATTGCCCAGATTCAAGCACAAATTAGACGTCAAGCAGTACACAATTCAGATGCTCCTTATATAATTTACCCTGTTCCTACCTATGTGTTTGGGTATCCCCTGTTTTCATTGAAAGAGGCTTTAGATCATTTAGTGTCAGAGTTTTCCAAGGCAGGGTACTGGGTTTGGGTCGTAGAACAAAAGAACCTTCTGATCTCATGGGTAAAACCAGTAAAAACTCGCGACGGTAATAAACAGATACTTGCAACCAATTACCGTCCACAGATTTACGGTGAAACATTTATGCCCCAGAATAGATAATAATGATGGACTTGGGTGAAGTGTTGGGTGGAACTATGAATATCGTGATTCTTGCTTTGTTTTATACTTTAATAGGTCTTCTATTATCGGTTTTGCTTTACCATCTGTTTGACGACTGCGACAAAGAATGGAAGGCTGAACACTTGGCGTACCAAGTTGGAGATATTGGACTTGAATTAGGTATTATTGGATCAGTAGCGTTCTGGACGACCCAGATCACGCGTGGATGGGCGCCCATATTTCCGATATCTAAAGTTCTTGATCTCCAGATTGACACGTACGTTTCGGGTCTGTTTTTCGCATACGCCATGTTTTTGTTTTTAGAACAACTGAGTGAGAAAGTGAAGTTTCTGTATAAGGAACATGTTCACAAACATATTGTACGATTCATTCCTCCAAACTGGTCAGTCATGAAATCGGTATTTGCGTCGCGTAAAACGAATGCTAAAAAGGATAGTGCTGAAACATACTAAAAATGAGTAATTGTAAACATGAACTTGTAATTGATGAAGGTGAGCATGTATGTACACTGTGTGGAACAATGATGGGTCGGATTATTGATGAAGGTGCCGAATGGCGGAACTACGATCAGGGAAAAGATGAAGGCCGCACAGGCTTTACAACATCAGATCTTCTCCCTGAATCGTCATATGGATCAGTTATGTCTTTCAAAGGACTAACTGCCAAAGACGTGAAACTGAAAGCTATCCAGCGTTTATCGTGCTGGTCGCTTTCCTCCAACTCTCAGCGCTCATGGATGTCGATCTTTGACGCTATTCAGTTATCATGTACTCACGCGGGTCTGCCGAAATCTATTGTGATGGACGCTTGTGGTTTGTATAAACAACTAGAGGACGCTCAGAAAGTCAGAGGCGAAACACGCCGTGCAATGATGGGTGGAGCAGTGTTTGTGGCTTGTAGAAATAACGGAGCTCCGCGGAGTCACGAGGAAATTGCGAAGATGTTTCTTGTGAACATTCGGTCACTGTGCAAAGCTGTGACACATTTTGAGGTAACAAATAATACTGTTCTGCAAACGGAAATTGGGATTGCTGAGCGGTTGTGTGCATCTCTTTCGCTGAACGACGACCAGCGCCAGAAAATTATGGATTTACTAGTTGAAATTTCCAAGAAATCCGAAGACGATTTTGAGCATACACCCAAGACCATTGTGGCCGGGGTGGTTGCCCATATTATGGGTCTGAAAACCAAAACTCAAATGAAACTTGTGTCTGATGCATCAGGTGTATCGTCTTTATCTATTCATAAAATTGTAGGCAAGTTAGTCGTTTAACTGCCAAAATAACCTAGTACTCCAGTTGTTGGATTGTATGCCAGTGTCCTGTATCCAGAAGGTAATGTAGCCCCAAGATTTTGTAATAATGAAATTATATTTGTTGTGGTCGTACCTACGTAAGGCAAAACACGGCGGGAGTGAACTGCAAATCCATTAGTACTAAGTATCAATTTTCCACTTGGAGATGCAGTCCATGTTATTCCGTCAGAACTGTAAGCTAAAGTGTTAATGGTTTCTCCAGCAGCTACCCATAAAGTTCCATTCCAGGAAAGTCCAGATACAACATAATCAAATATCGAGTTCCCGTTAGTAGATGCAGTCCATGTTATTCCATCAGAACTGTAAGCTAACCTATTTGTCGCTCCACTTCCACCAACTACCCATAAAGATCCATTCCAAGCAACCGAATTCGCACTACCACTACCAAATATCGAGTTTCCATTGGCAGATGCGATCCATGTTATTCCGTCGGAGCTGTAAGCTAATCGATTTGTTCCATTTCCACAAGCTACCCATCTCAATCCGTTCGAGGCAACTGCATATACCACACTAGTAAATATCGAGTTTCCGTTGGCAGATGCAGTCCATGTTATTCCATCAGAGCTGTAAGCTAACCTATTTGTTCCCTGCCCACCAGCTACCCATAAAGAACCATTCCAGGCAACAGCAGTTGCCGAAGTAGTAAATATTGAATTTCCACTCGTAGACCCAGTCCAAGTTATTCCGTTGGAGCTGTAAGCTAATTGATTTGTTCCATTTCCACCAGCTACCCATAAAGATCCATTCCAAGCAATAGCAAATACCTCACTAGTAAATATTGCATTTCCGCCAGTAGGTCCACTAGAACCAGTCCAAGTTATTCCATCGGAGCTGTAAGCCATTCTATTTGTTGTTCCATCTCCACCAGCTACCCATAAAGATCCATTCCAGGCAACTGCTTTCGCAGAACCATCAAATATCGCATTTCCGTTCGTAGACGGAAACCAGGTTGTTCCATCGTAACTGTAAGCCAATGTATTTGCTCCATTTCCAGCAGCTACCACAAAGTTTTCAGATACTAGAGGTGCAAACGGTCCTGTAGGACCTGTTGGACCTGTAGGTCCAGTAAATCCCGTTGGTCCAGTAAATCCGGTAGGACCGGTTAGACCAGGACCCGTAGGACCTGTAGATCCAGTAAATCCGGTAGGACCAGTTAGGCCGGGACCCGTAGGACCTGTAGATCCAGTAAATCCAGTAGGACCAGTAGATCCAGTAGATCCAGTAAATCCAGTAGGTCCAGTAGTACCCGTAGGTCCATTAAATCCGGTAGGTCCAGTAGGACCGGTTAGACCAGGACCTGTAGGTCCAGTAAATCCAGTAGGACCGGTTAGACCAGGACCCGTAGGTCCCGTAAATCCGGTAGGACCAGTTAGGCCAGGACCCGTAGGACCAGTTCTGCCAAAACCAGTAGGACCAGTACTGCCAATAGCACCTCCTAACGAAGAAGTACCTACATTTGGCAAAACACGGCGGGAGTGAACTGCAAATCCATTAGTAGTAAGTATCAATTTTCCACTTGGAGATGCAGTCCAAGTTTGTCCGTCGGAACTGTATGCTAAAGTGTTAATACTTTCTCCAGCAGCTATCCATAAAGTTCCATTCCAGGAAAGTCCAGATACAACATAATCAAATATCGAGTTCCCGTTCGTAGATGCAGCCCATGTTCGTCCATCAGAACTGTAAGCTAATGTATTTGTTCCATTTCCACCAGCTACCCATAAAGATCCATTCCAAGCAACCGAACTCACAGTACCACTACTACCAAATATCGAGTTTCCATTGGCAGATGCAATCCATTCTATTCCGTCGAAGCTGTAAGCTAATGTATTTGTTCCATTTCCACCAACTACCCATCTCAAACCATTCCAAGCAACCGAATTCACACTACCACTACCAAATATTGTGTCTCCATTGTCAGATTCAATCCATGTTATTCCGTCGTAGCTGTAAGCTAATTGATTTATTGCACTTGTGCCACCAGCTACCCATAATGTTCCGTTCCAAGCAACAGCAATTACCGCTGAAGTAAATATTGAATTTCCGCTCCCAGACCCAGTCCATGTTATTCCGTCATAACTGTAAGCTAATTGATTTGTTCCAACACCACCAGCTACCCATAACGTTCCGTTCCAAGCAACGGCATTTACCGCTGAAGTAAATCTTGAATTTCCGCTTGTAGATGCAGTCCAAGTTATTCCGTTGGAGCTGTAAGCTAATCTATTTGTTCCATTTCCACCAGCTAACCATAAAGATCCATTCCAAGCAACTGTTTTCGCAGAACCATCAAATATCGAGTTTCCGTTCGTAGACGGAAACCAGGTTGTTCCGTCATAACTGTAAGCCAACGGATTTGCTCCATCTCCAGCCGCTACCACAAAGTTTTCAGATACTAGGGGTGCAAACGGTCCAGTAGGACCTGTTGGTCCAGTAAATCCGGTAGGACCCCTTGGCCCAGTAAATCCGGTACTACCCGTTGGTCCAGTAAAACCAGTAGGACCTGTTGGTCCAGTAAATCCGGTAGGACCGGTTAGACCAGGACCCGTTGGTCCAGTAAATCCAGTATAACCCGTTGGTCCAGTAAATCCGGTAGGACCAGTAACTCCAGTTGGACCTGTTAGACCAGGACCTGTTGGTCCCGTTGTTCCCGTAGGACCAGTCCAACCTATCCCGGTAGCACCAGTTATGCCGGAACCTGTAGGTCCTACTCTTCCGGTAGGGCCAGTCGAACCTACCCCAGTAGGTCCAGTTGCTCCGATCGTGAAGATCAACCAGAATGAATTTATGTATGAAGTAGGTACGCCGAGGAATGCAGGCACATTGATCTTAGCCACATACGTGTTTCCCAGGTAATACACAACATCGTTTTTATTGTAAGAATTGCCAATTAGCCAAGTTCCCTGCATAATAAATCCAGACCCAGTTGGGCCAGCAACTCCAGTGTACCCAGTATAACCAGTATACCCGGTAGGACCTGTTCGACCTTCTGTTCCTGTGGGACCAGTGTACCCTGTGGGACCAGTCAATCCGGGTCCAGTCGGGCCAGTGTATCCAGTATATCCCGTGTACCCAGTGTAACCTGTCATGCCAGTTGGTCCTGTTACCCCCGGACCTGTAGGTCCAGTTGTTCCAGTAGGACCTAAGGGTCCAGTAACTCCCGTTGGACCAGTTAGACCAGGACCTGTTGGACCTGTAAGTCCAGTAGGACCTAAGGGTCCAGTAACTCCCGTTGGACCTGTTAAACCAGGACCTGTTGGACCTGTAAGTCCAGTAGGACCTACTGACCCAGTAAATCCTGTTGGACCAGTTAGACCAGGACCAGTTGAGCCTGTAATTCCAGATCCTGTAGGACCTGTAACTCCAGTTGGACCAGTTAGACCAGGACCTGTTGGGCCTGTACTTCCTGTAGAACCATTAAATCCTGTAACTCCAGTTGGACCAGTTAGACCAGGACCTGTTGGGCCTGTATTTCCTGTAGGACCTACTGAACCAGTAACTCCAGTTGGACCTGTTAGACCAAGACCTGTTGGACCTGTATTGCCTGTAGGACCTAAGGGTCCTGTAACTCCAGTTGGACCAGTTAGACCAGGACCTGTTGGTCCTGTAGATCCTGTAGTACCCACTGATCCTGTAACTCCAGTTGGACCAGTTAGACCAGGACCGGTTGGACCTGTACGTCCAGTGGGTCCATCGTATCCTGTAACTCCAGTTGGACCAGTTAGACCAGGACCTGTTGGTCCCGTTCTTCCTGTAGGGCCCAATAGTCCAGTAGATCCTCTAGGTCCAGTTGTACCAGTTAGACCAGGACCTGTTGGACCTGTACTTCCTGTAGTACCCACTGATCCTGTAACTCCAGTTGGACCTGTTAAACCAAGACCTGTAGGTCCTGTAGATCCTGTAGGTCCTATCACTCCGGTAGCACCGGTAAGCCCAGGACCGGTTATTCCAGGACCTGTTGGACCTGTTTGCCCCGTAAGTCCCCGAGGTCCAGTAACTCCAGTATGGCCTGTATGCCCGGTTTGCCCTCTAACGCCAGTAGGACCAGTAGGGCCCCCGAACGGGTTTAAGTTTAACCACGTAGACACACCGTCGCCAATTCGCAATTGGTTATTTGTTGTATCGTAACTCGGTTCTCCTAATAATAAAACTGGGTTTGTACTCGTCCAGTTTACAAATGTGTCACGGAGAAGCTTGAAACGTACATTAGTTGTAGCCATCTGTTATTATTACGATGTAGAATTTCTAACATGAAAAGGTAGGTAATCATGGGTTCTGGTAACAAATTTCTTTCGTTGTTGTATTATACCATAATGTACCTGGTTGCATCAAACCATTTCCGGAATCAGCACCGCGTATAGGGTAGATATAACACGCATTAGCATTTGGAGTACTCCCCACTCCTGAGTTGTTTACGTCTGCGTTTATCTGTATTGTATTGCTTTTTGTCGCAATAAGTGATTCTCCAATTAATATTACGTTGTTAGAACCGGTATAACTATTAGCTCCGATTGTAACTGATTTAGATGCCATATTAGCTGCTGAGGAACTGCTTCCAATAACTACAGAGCTATCAGCTAGATTTTCAACACGAGCATTGTATCCCAGTGCAACAGAATTAGCAGCATCTGTTGATATATTTGCCTGCGAACCAATAGCGATACTTCCAAATGATGAAGTACTTATACTTGTACTAGTTCCTCCAATCGCAATACATTGGGTGGAATTAGCAGATGCACTTCCAATTGCAATGGCATAATCAACAATTCCGGTTGTTGAATTCTGACCAATCGCAACGTTACCTGTTCCTACCGTGAATGACGGACTTCCAATTGAAACTGAAGTTGCTGAACCTGTAGCATTATCTCCAATAGTTATTCCAGCATTTCCAGAAAGTGCTTGATTACCAATACTAATACCTGATCCAGTTCCGTTAGCACCGTTACCGACCGAAACGCCGTTAGCACCAGTAGAAGTGTTTCCACCAACCGACGTACTAAATGCAGCACCGGTTGCCGTATTTCCAATAACAACGGCTGTACCACCACTTGAAGTAGCACTTTTGCCAATAACCACATTACCGCCAACAGACGATTGAGCTGCACTACCAATAACAACATCTAGTTGAACAGCTTTAGCTCCTCCTCCAACTGCAACGCTATTATTTGTTGTTCCAGAAACATCTGATAATCCTCCCAATTTCACATCACCTTCTCCACCAGTTACCCAATTAGCTCCATTCCACGACAAGTAATCTCCTGGGTTGATTCCAGCAGGAAGTGTTGTCCCTCCACCACCACCTCCTCCTCCGCTGATAGCGGGTAAAAGGCTCCACGTACTACTACCATCGCCAACCTTCAGGATCTTGTTGGTTGTATCGTATCCTGGTTCACCAGATAACAACACTGGATTTCCTGCACTGGCCCAATTCGTAGCGGTATCACGTCGAAGCTGAAACCGGACATTTGTAACGGTACTCATTTATTGTTATTATAGTGGTACAGAATTTCCACCGTCTAAAATCACGCTGTAAACAATGGATGCAGAACCACCATTGTAGATTGGATTTAGTAGAGTAACTAAAAATCCAGAATCCAGAATAACACCTGTTGAAAGCACGAGAATGGATTGCAAGATATTGGGAAAATTATCGGAGGCTGTTCCGGAATCGTAGATTGGCGAAGAAACTACAACACTCGCAGATCCGCCATTATAAGCTAAATTTGAAGGAATGAATATGTCTTGTAGGATATTTAGATAGGTTGGAGGAGGATATCCTTCGTCATACACGTTTGTGTAAGCATTACCGCCATCCAAGAATAAAATAATCACGATAGTGGCAACCGGAGCTGAACAGCAGTCGCCTTTCGTGTACAAAAGAACAGTGAAATCAGGACTTGCATCACATGCTGCAGCTAATGGATTGTAATTATTAGCATTGTTGTATCGGTACTGAACTTTCCGAACACGCGCTTCGGAATCAGTTCTGATCTTATTCGTGTACCTTGCGGCACTCATTTGTCTTTCGTCACGATTCTTAATTTACGTTTTACCGGTACAGGAACTTTATCTTCACCTAAAACCGGCTTCTCATCTTTTAATTTATCAAAACTCTGACGCGCCTGTTCTACGGGCATGTCCCGGTAAACCATCTCCAGCTTCAACTTGAGGAATTTGTCCATAATCTCTTGTGGGAACATTTCTTACAGCGTTATGCCACATATTCGGCTCAAATGGAATCTTTTTCATGTCTTCTTGAGGTGCAGTTCCGTGACTGGCCCACAAGAAGTACACAAAGGATCCAACCACTAAAAATAATAATACGACATTGAACCACCACGACACGATGGAATCTCTTACAGAACGTGCCCAAATAAGATTGTTCTCAATTCCGGATACGTTGTCTTTGACTAAATGAAACATCTCTACTCAATAGATAAGGAGAAATGTCCATCGTTTTACCGGTGGCCATGCTTGGCGCCACTGTACTTGGTGGCATAGGAATATACGTTGGTCTAATCGATACTGAAGAAAAAGGGAGTATCAAGCTCTCTTCTGGTCAGCGAATTTACGTTGGCTCTGAAGTGCGACTTAACCAGGACAAGAAGGATGCATATCCTAATTCGTGTTTACAGAAAGTAGGGAATGGACGTGTAACAGAAATCAATGAATCAAAAAGAACAGTAAAGTTTGCGTGTCGCAAAGGCGGAAAAGTTGAGATCGAAGAACTTCCAGCCGATGTACTGGACATTGTGTCTTCAGGAATCAATGCTGCCGGAATACCTATTCCGGGAGGATACCTTATTGAAGGATCACGCGTTCGGTTACTTCAGTCTGCTCGTGCCAAAAATCGTGGAAAGGGGTTGGCAAGTCCATTTGCAAACTCGGTAGGTATGGTCACTCATATTAATCCAAAACGAAAGACGGAAGTTATGGTGCGTACAGAACGCCTAGACAATTCCAAGGGAAGTTTTGAAGAGAATTACCAGGTTGAAGATTTAGAGTTTGTGAGTGGACCTAGTGAACCAGGTAAGCGGGGAATTAAAGGAGGTTTGATTGGTATTGGAACGACAGTGCAGCTAAAGCGTGGTGCTGATGGCAAGATTGATCCTGAAGTTTTGAAGAAACATGCAAACCCTATTTTTGGTAAAGCGAGTGAAGCATACCGTCTTAATGGACAAAAGCATTCTGATGCTATGGGTATTGTTCGCGAATGGGAAACGTTTGGAACTGTTACGCGAGTCCTAGCTGATCCAAAAACATCGAAAGATTTCGCGACGGTACGGTGTGTTTCAAAGGACGCCGTAAAATCTGTAGTTGAAGAAGATTACGAATTGGAGGATCTGGAAGCGGTTCCAGCTCGTTCGATTCCTCGTCCCGGCATTCCCATTTTTGGAGGAATGGCAAACAATGATGTGAAAGTCCGGCTTCGTGCTGAGCGGAAGGAAGCAGTAGCTTCCAAACCCCTTGGTCGCCCGGCGTTCGGAGATGAAGGTACAGTGGTAGACATTCAGCCGGAAGATAAGGATAACTTACAGATTTTGGTGGTGTGCAACGGCAAGAACCCTGAAGAGCTAACCAAAGAATGGTACGAACCTGAAGATTTGGAAATCGCCGAGCCGGACGATACTGAGGGCGAAGCGGTGTTTGGAGGTAGGGTTACAGTTGGATCGATGGTTCGTGTACGTCAGTCGGCGCGGGGAAAAAAATGTTTGGGAACGATGGAGGTGGGTGATGTAGGAGCAGTCAAGGGAATTGACCCGAACGGCGCCGATAATATGAAGATCAATGTGACATGTGGACGATCCATGAATGCCAAAAAGAGTGAATGGTACGATCCTCGGGACCTAGAGTTGTTTTTTGCAACCGAAGAAGCTGGTACACCATTAGCCCAAGCTCAATCGAAGTTATTGGAAGCTCAACGCAAACTTAATGACGCCAAATCCCGACGAATCACAAACCCTAATACTGAATCAATTAAAGCTGAAACTGAAGCTGAAGCCGAAGTAAAAGCCGCTCAAGCGAAAGTTGATGAGTTAACGGGACAGTCAGTAGATACAACGAAAGCCACAGAAGTGTTCAAGAACACCAAAGAGAAGCTGGAAACTTCTTTGAAACTCAAGCGCGACGTTGAAGATATGCGCCTCAAAGCTTCTAAAGAAACCACATGCCAACAGAATCCGGGAAGAGCTGATGCCTATCGCACCAAAGCGAGAAATATTGTGTATGGGTGGTATTTGAATATGAATATACCAGAACCTGATTTTACTGGACTAAATCCTATTCAGGGAAGCGAGAAGTTTAAGACTGCGTGGAGGACTGTATATGATCACTTTTCGAATCTGTCTAACACAGACGGTCCGACTGAAGCGGCATTTAAAAAGGTACTGAAAGCACAGAAAGAGCTGAAATCATTCCTTGAACTATCCGATCCTACTTCCGAGGGTAACTTTATTGGGTTAGATGATGCTTTACGTGTTCTATCTCAAGCTAAAGTAGCATATGAAGCGACTCCTACTAGTCCTTACAAATCGGCTCTGGAAACAGTAGATCGCGACGTTCGTAAACTTGAAGAGATAGCATCGGACATTGCTACGAATGCCTTTTCTGGCGATACAGCTACCGAGAAATTATTGAAACGTATTAACACTCTAAAAACTGATACGGATAAAAAGTTCAAGGAGGCTACTAAAGAACTTCAGGACTTGACAAACACTTATTTTGAAATGTTTAAAGCTGAAGCGGTTGCGCAGCACGCATATCGTATGACTAAAGAAAGTTACGAAGCAGCCTTTAGGAAAGGAGTCGGGCAAACTGGACCAGTTGGAAGTGATGCGAAAACTTTACTGGGCAATTCAATTACTGAACTGAAGAAGTATTTAACGGCTAAGATGGATACTGTTACGGCACGAAAGAAAGAAGCAATTAAGAGCTCAGAAGTTGCGTGTTTACTGATTTCGCAGGAGGCGATTAACGAAATGCAGAAGAAGGTTGAAAATGCAGTTACGGAAAAATGTAGTATATTGGGAACAGCCGATACTGTTATTGAAAATATTGATACCTTAGTTGAAAAGCGACAGCGCGCGTTCTTGGCATCGCGAATCGCAATTGACCCGACAATGGCTGATCCTGAAAACGCCGAATTTGAGAATTCGGTGGGTGGAGATTATGCTGGACGTATTGATTCAATTAATGCGGCGTTAGATGCTTTGAACAATAACCCGACAATCGCAAATCTCCAGAAACTGGTGGATTTGTGTGGGAAGTATACTGGCGACACAATTCTGAAAGAAGTTGAGGATTTTATTAATGCTGGAGGGGAACCGATGTCAGGAGGCGTCGTAACGCCAGAAGAACAAGAACGAGCAAAGGAAGGAGTTGATGCTCTCAAGTATGCAAGTACAACTGTTACACCACAAGGTCGTCCTGGGACTAAACCTCTCCGAATCCCACCACAAGAACAAGCACGAGCAAAGGAAGGTGTTGATGCTCTCAAGTTGGCAAGTACAACTGTTACACCACAAGGTCGTGATATTCCTAATCCATTGCCAACTATAAAAACATACAAAGCTAGGAATCCTTTTATTGGACCGAATTCTCCAGTTCCTCCTGGGCCTAAACCTCTCCGAATCCCACCAGCTACTACTGGACGAACGACTCCTAAACTAAAACGCGCATTAAACAGCAAAGTATTGAAGTCTCTTGATGCTTATAACCCCAAGAATCCTCCTATACAGCCTCCCACTGAACCGGAAGAACAGGAAGAACCAGTCACGTTACCTGAACCCGAATTAGTATCTACATCAAGATTAACACACGGCGAAGCATCTCGTCAACTTATAGAAGTCCCAGAACCTATCACGAAACTGAAACGCCAAGGCAAATCCAAGTCAATTCTGACCGAGAAACAAATAAAGAAGGTTAAAGAGTTAGGTGAAAAGTTAGCCAAAGACCAGATTCTGCGTCTGAAATCACGCACATCTGGACGCAATGTGATTTTACAATTGGCTCAAGACCTGACTGCGGAAGCCGATAAGTTATTACAGCCTATTTTAGATGAGCGAACTGATCTACAGTTCAAGTTATCAAATTTGAATAATGTAGATGTTAAAGTAGGTGGAGCAGTGGATATTTACGAAACAGAGATGGCGAAGGTTAAGACGTGTATGGCCACGCGCAAAGCTTCGGCTATTGAGCAGTATGATAAAGAACTGGAAGAGTTACAGAAACAAAAAAAGGAGATTATGACCACCAAGACGTTTGAAGTTCAGAAACAACAGCAGGGACAGCAGCAAGGACAGACTGGAAATCAACCAAAGTTGAGGGATCTGAAACCATCTCAAGTAAAAGCTTTGTTATCTAAAGCTAACAGTGAAGGTAATACTAGAGAGGCAGACCGCATTAAAAAATGGTTAGTTGACACCAAAAAACCTCAAGGGTGGTTAAATACTCCAGATACAACGGCACCAGTAACAGGTGGTAATCGTCGTCACAGGTTCACGGTACGGCAGCCGCGGCGGTTTCACGGGTACTGATTTTTAATTCTTTAAGAAGTTCTAAAATATATTTATTGGATTTATCAGAAACTAAAACACACACGTCTTCTTTGCGACACGCTAGAAGAAGACGTATGACTTCGTACTGTTCCTGAGTTTTCAGTGCGTCGATCTGAATATCGAGAGGCACATTTTTGTAAATTAAATGTTCGCGTATCAGATCCATTGTTAGATTGAGCTGAGTTTCTGTGAATACGGGTTCTGGTTGAACGCCGACAGAATGCTTGGCTCGTTGCGTTCCGTGTACACATCCTGCTTGAGCGGGGCATTGTACGTGTACGAACCCAACTGTTCGCCTGTAGCGTTGATACTGACCATTCCAGAGTTGAAGCGTGTGGCATCTGAGAGAACCGTTTCGTCCTTCTTGGTCTGAGCTGAGTACATATCTCCGCCAAGTGCCTGACCCGTACCCGTCTGTGCAGCCGCAGGACCTGGGCGTCCTTCCGTCGTAAGCTTCATGAACTCCTGGTAAGGCTCAGTGAATGCGCGAATATAGGAAGCCACAACACCGCCCAGATTTCCACCAGGACCATAGTACTGTTTCTCGGTAGTTTCACGCGCCTGCGACTTCATGATCTGCTCGGGGTAGAAACGAGCCGCTGTCTGCGCACCTACAGCCGTATTCACACGATCCATTCCGTATATCGCAAAACGATCAGGGCGGTTCTTGTTGACATCAGCCTGAATGCCTGGCTGGGTGACAACACTTGAGCCAGGAATGACAGGAGGCTCGTACGACAGCTTGGGCTTGGTAACGATACGAACCTCATCGGTTGTACGAGGTAGAGCGTACTCGCGGTACTGATCCTGCTGGAAACCTCCCTTAGGAATATTGGTGTACCCGTCATTGGCACCGGGACCAACATGCACCTGATCAATTGGAAATGTGTTATTCATGTGCTGTCCCGTTACCATACGCGACTGATAGAAATCCGACTCGTTCTGGTTTCCGTAAGGATTACCAGTCGCTGGCTTAGCGTCGAAAAACGACTTGACCTCACTCTTCTGGAAGTACTCCTTTCCGGCTCCAGTATGTGAATCCAGAATACCGTTCGTGGCTCCAGAGTACATACTCTGCTTGAGGTGAGCTCCAAAGAAGGGTACTTCGTTGTTGTGGCCCTTATTAGTCATATTGGGCTCCATTCCATCGTCCATCGTCCCAGCTGGAAGATTCCTGTAATTCTCAATTGCCCCTTCGCTTGAAGGCGGTTGTTCTTCCGTCTTTTTAGGCTGTTCAACGGCGAGTAGGTACCCTACAGCTCCTAACCCGAGCAGAAGAGCAACTTCAATCATCTTCTTTGTTAATCTGACCGCTTTTTCTTTTCTATTTTTACAGCCTCCGGTTTCTGCGGAAAGATCGCATGCTCCTGTGGTTTATGATGCAACCAGTCCATCCGACGATGTGTCTGGTCAGTTTCCGTTGAAGGTTTGGGATACGTCACAGGAGCTACTGGGAGATCGTCTTCTCCTGGGACATACATTTTACGATTAATTGGACTGTCTAGAGCGTAATTGCTCATTTGCTTATTGGTGAGCAGAAAGATTCCAACCGGACCAAGCGGAGCGATTAAAAGCATTCACCTTCATCGTATTCATCTGGCTCCTGAACTTGTTTACCATCTGGTTGAATGCACTGGGATCTGACCCAGGCAGAGGTAAAGGATACTTAGCATTCGTATTATCAGATGGTTTAGGTCCGTAGCAATTTACTCCAAACTTGGTGGCGGGGTCAAAGTATCCTCCGTTGATTCCAGGGCGTCCACATGCGGTGCTTTTATTCGGATCAGCTTGTAGCTGTGTCCACGTAGATTGCTGGGTAGGGTACAAAGCCATACCGCCCTGCGACCATCCATAAGCACACCACTCGGCTCCAAGAGTTAGAGCCGTATTCAACTGATCGTAAGTCGCCAGTTCAGAATCGTAGGCTGCACATACTGCAGGAGCGTCTTCGTACGTGTAATCATTTCCTCCAATGTGAAAGACTTCGCTCTGTCCTACAGGCTTAGGAGCTGAAGCAGTCTGATCCGACTTTGATGGGGCAGGAGAAGATTTAGATGCTTGATCGGACATATCAGAATTATCAGTAGTGGAATCCGCATCCATATCATGATACTCTATATGCAACATCCATGAATCATCAAAGTAAATCTTCAGGATTCCGAGCTTCCCAAGTAGAAGAATTACGCCTATCAGAATCGCAATCACAACTAGTGTCGCAAGAAAACTTCCAGTAGACACGAATGTCACGACAGATAGAAGTACGAGAACAACGCTAATAAGAATTAGCAGGCCCCCACTATTTAGAATAGTTTCGGCTTGAGACTTCTTGGAGCTTGTAGTAGTATCAGGGATTACGGCTGGACCTGTGCTTCCAGGCTTACCTGCCCATAAACTCTTGAACTCTGCTACGGGATCAAATGTTGAATCGCTCATTAATTGTTGAGGCGATAATAAATCAGCAAACGCATTTTATTGGATAACGGGAACTCCTTTGGTCCATGTTCTTCTACCCGCGTATCGTCCAAAGTATACCACGATTGCCCAACGTTATTACGACCATATGACCACCAGTGTGAACCGTTGTAGCAACATACAGCGAGTAAAGCATACTGTATCTTGTTAAGTATCAAAATACTCGAATAATTGACAGATGCTTGTGTAGTTACCATATGAAACACCATCACTTGCGGGAACGATCCAATAAGTTGTTGTTTCGTACACCCTTTGTCTTTACATGATTCGCACTTCCAATCAGAGATTTCATGTGGAGTCATAGCATCCATGATACATTGTGAAATGGGAGATGAAGGTCCAGATGAAGAAAGAGAGAATTCAGTTACCATATCTTCCTTGAGTTCCTTCTTCTTGCAGCTCTTACACTGAATTGAATCGGCGACTTTGAACCTACACAACTTGTCAAGAAAAGGAAGTTTGTCACATAAGTAGACAAATAGTTCGTGACTGTCACCAATACCTTGTCCTGCAGGCATCATTTCTGTCCGCACAGCTTCAAAAAACTCCTTTAGCCCATCACCTTTAGATGACCATATCTTGTACAGTGCCAGATCTATAGGGTTTGTTGGATCATACACTCCATCCGTATACCGTGTTTGAACTTCCGGTATGCGAAGTACTGATTGTAAACATGCATTCACCCAACAACTGCCAGAGAAGTTCATAAGCCCGAACATCTCTTTACTTAATGTTGTATGTTAGAGAAATCGGTTAAAAAGGGTTGCGGTGGTCCGTCAACCGGAAACGTTCTGGCAAGATCAGGATTGAATTCATAAACCCTGTCGGCTGGTCCTGGCTGGTCGGAAAATACGTACCCATTAGCCGCACCGCCACCCCTAGCGCCAGCACCGCCACCAGCACCTCCACCAGCACCTCCACCAGCACCACCACCAGCACCACCACCAGCACCACCACCAGCACCACCACCAGCACCGCCACCAGCACCGCCACCAGCACCGCCACCAGCACCGCCACCAGCACCGCCACCGCCCCCAAACGATCCTCTTCTCCCACCGTAACCAGAAGTTCCTGGGGCGTTAGTTACATCAGGACCAAAAATTTCGGGGTAAGGTCCTGCTACAGTTTTTCCACCAGCCCCTTTATTAGTGGGAATCGGTGGTGGGTTAGCGCTGGGACCGTATATAGGTTTAATAGATTGTCCAAACTTATTGGATGACGATGAAGAATCGTTTTGTTCTCCAAACGTTTTCAGCGTATCAATCAGCTGCTCGTTCGTCATATTTTCACGAGGGCGGTAAAACAGAATTACGAGAAGGGCAATACCTACCAGAATCCACACCCACATTGTCTTTGTTAGAATATAAGAAATGGCCCGGAAACATTCTCGTGGTCGTGTGACTCGTAAACGCCGCGGAGGCGGACTGGGAGCTACTTCAGCTACTTGGCCGCCGGACAATTCCGCGTTTGGTAAGTTTGTAGGTTCCCCACTGAACGCAGATAACTTAGATTTTGAAAAGTCGCCAAAAGGTGGTGCTAAGCGTCGTAAGACTAAGAAAATGCGCCGCCGCTCACTGAAACGTAAATAAGTACAGAGTCTGATTCAAATCAGCTACAATCTCATCACGAATATTCAGCAGATCAGTATCCTTACTGCTGAGTAGTTTCGGTAACCGCGTACTTAACCACTCCACTGCCTGTTTCAAAAGTTCAGGGCCTTCGTCGTCGTTGTAATTACGTAAGCGAATAGTACCGTTGCGCTGATTTAAGTTCAGACGACCATACTTACCAAAATACACCTCCATAAACTTATCGATAGATTCATCTAGACTATCAACCAGCTTATCTGTTGACTTATGGCGGGAATACTGCATAGTTTCCCAATGATAGATCTTTACTTGATTGCGCAGAGTCAGCATCAAATTCACAATTTCACCACTCATTTACTAGTATATTGGGGAAGTGTTTTATCGATAGGCATCGATTCAGTCTTGAATAAACCGTTTGAAAGCGCCGCATCACTTGCCTTGACTCCTGCCCACGATCCCGACATTGCATCATACCGAGCCTGAATATCAGGTTTCTTTACCTGTAAATCCAGGAACCCAGATGTTCCAGGAGTTGGGTCAGAAGTAAGATATGGTGCGGGCATAGACGTCTGCGGAACAGGGTTTCCGCCAACTGCGTTTAAGTATCCAGACCAATGCTTGTCCATTTTGTTGTCTTCTAAGAATTAAATGAAGGAGTTAGACGGCGAAAGTTTGAAAAAGGAGATTAAGTCTGGAAAACCTACAGCGATCTTTTTCTATATGGTCGGGTGTCCTCACTGTGATAAAATGAAAAAGCCGTGGGATGACTTGGAAAAGGAGATCCCTCACACGGATTTTTGTAAGATTGAAAGTGCCAAAGTTCCTCCGGAAATGGGTATTTCCGGATTCCCGCACTTTGAAGTTCACAATAAGTCAAAGAAAAAAGTAGTTGATGGGTCATCATCTAAAGCTGAACTAAAGAAGAAGTTATTTGGAACGGGCGGGCGTCGGCGCACTCGGCGACGTACCCTTCGGCTTACCCGTCGTGTTCGTAAGGTTAAGGTGTGATCCAAGAGCAGGCATGTACCCCTCAGACACAAGCTTACCATACCGAGCCGGAGGCGCGCTCGAGTAATCGGGCTCATCAATACCCTTTGCTAACCATTTCAAAAATCCATCCTGATCGTTAGGGATTGTGGCGGACTGGAGAGTATAGAACGGCATGATTGCGGTGGTCTGGTCAAACAGATCAGATGTGTCCATGTACATATCGGACGTGTGCTGGAAGGCCTTCATTATTTTAGACTGTACATCGCGACGCGTAACTGGTGCAGCGTCTTTACGATCAGGGTTGTCCAAAATATCAGTTAGAAGAGGATTCATGAAAGGATTATCGGGAGTGGGCATGGTGTACTCTTTTCCACTCACTGCAGCCTTGAATGCTTCCAGAACACGACCCTTTGGAAATAGAGTAAACAGTACAACCGTTGCAGCCATCACTGCTGGAATAGCCACAAGGTAGCCACTTACCTGTGTAGAAAGGAACAGGATGACGGAAAAGTACACAGAAAAGCGGACTACGGCATTCAGAGCCTCTACAGTGGTCATGTTCTTGGTAGGAACAAACTGACTCCACTTGTCCGGCGCAAATAGAATAGCTGGATCTCGGAACCAAATTTGTTCGGTCATCTTATTTCTAGCTTGAGTTTTTATCGCGCTGTTTCTTCTGTAGACGCGCCAACATTCTCTGACGACGTGCCTCTGGCGAGTTTCCTACTAGGACAGCTGCTGGAGTTTCGCCGCGATTCAACCCCATAGCATCATTGAAAATGTTCCCAAAGATTGACGTAACCTTCGCCTTAATTGCTTCAACTTCCGCCGTAATCTGCTGCTGAGTAAGCTCTCCACGCTTCATCTTATCCTTCAACATATTCTGGATCTTGGTTATGATCTTTTTGATGGTTGGGTGTTCAGGATTCTTAATCATTTCGATAAGTTCATCGGGATTCTCAACATTGATATTCAACGCCTTGACATCAATTTTCTCAACAATCTCGGTAAATATCTTGGCAATGCGAGTATTCATAATGAACTCCAAGATCTCCTTGAAATGATTTTCGCTTGCCTTGTCGTTCAAGATCTTGTTGATCTCGTCGCTATCCGTTCCAGTTTTGGTCCAGTAAGACTTGAAAATATCAATCATAGATCCAATCTTCTCCTTGATATCACCATGAAGGAAGGCACTAAGAACACATAACTGAAATCCCTTCCACAGATCTTCTTTTGAAACACCATCACGAGCCCAAATAGCGCTCAAATCAACATCAAAAAGTACACGGGGCTTCTCAGAAAAGAAGCTGTCGTCCCGCTGAAGAATCTTGAGAGCGTCTGGGTAGAACGTTTCAAGAATCTTTAAATCGTCCTCAAACTTTAGGACTGGCGATACATCGGAACACGCCTTTCGGATATCGTCAATGAAACTCTGAAATATCTTGGATGTGTCCATTTAGATTTTATGCTGAACAAATGTTTAAGCCCGATTTCCGCCGCGAGAAGACATTAGGGTCTTGTTGTCGGGTGTCAGGCATACGCAGCCAGTATCCGTGTTGAATACAGAAGGGCAGCAGTCAGTGGATACCTTGTTACCTACAAGTAACATCAGCTTATTCGAGTCATCGGGCTCGGATGGCAGCTTGGCAACGCCGCCGACAGGTGACGCCTCATTGGCCGACCATCCAGACACTCCACCGCCAATGTCAACCTGGTCGTAGGGACCCATACCCGCAGAGTTCAGGGGTTTTCCAACAGGCTGCTGCATGAAGCTCTCCTTAGAGGTCGGGGCTACGCGAGGTCCGAAGCGGACAAACAGCCCAGCCAGAACGGCTGCGACGAAAAAGGCTAGAACGAGCGCAGTTTTGTTCATTTATTACTATGAGGAGCGATTAAAAACCGGACGCGGCAATTAGGGATGCAAGTACAATTGCCAAAACTAATAAAGCAGGATTGAAAAGCGCCAAAATAAATGAAATTGCCAACAGAATGAAGACGAACGTTTTAACAATTGAAATAAAGAGAGTAACGAACGACCATACGAAATCAACAAGAACCTTAATTAAGAATGCCCCAATGTATCCTTGAGCCACAAACCGTTTCATAACATCTTGAATCTTCGTTAAATAGTGAAGGAACATGCTAGTAGATCCAGTAGCTTTTGACATAGTCTGGGCCATGAACGAAAACAGGAACTTGCGGATTCGAGATATCACGTAACGAAATAAACCAAGAGGACCCGTAAGTTGTACCAAAGATTCGCCCAAAACACCAAAATAACTATTCAGTTGAGCTTGAACGATTCCCCAAATACTAGAAGCCAAGGTATTCGTACAGTGAATAAAATTATCTGATGTGCTGACATCAGGACGAATAAACCCAGCTACCGGAATGTACATAGGATTGCATCGATACTCATCCCAATTATCTTTGATCTTTTCCCAGTTACCCATTCCATGAGCAACCAGAATTCCAAGAATGGATGCCAAGGTTGCTACAAGAACCACAATCATCCTGCTCTACTGATGTTATAGTCCTATTTTTATTCAGAATTTTTCTACGTTAGGCGTAGTCAATGACGAATAAGTAATCAAATTATACATGACAGGCATTCCCTCTATCAAATGAGTTACGGTTCCACAAACAACATCACCCTCCAGTATATCGCCAACCCGCACTTCGGCGATAGGGAGAGATCCGGAAACAGTGGTTGTTCCTACAATCCCAAACACTGGACCATTTTCCTTAAAGTCCATGAAAATATGGGTTCCAACGACGAATGATCGTAGGTGAGTATTGATACACACTAACTTCTTACTATCAGATGTAGGTACTGCATCAGGATGCTGTGCGACCGGAATGAAAGCATCCTTGTACCATACCTTGTGACCTCCAGACACCTTTGTATTTCCTAGCATATACATCGGAACATTCGTACCATCAATGGTGTAGATGGACGTTACATAATTGCTGTTAGGAAGTGAATCCCCAAGCTTCAGGTTTCTCATATAAACCATAGAACCATATCCATTCTTAATTAGAGTATCTTCGTCAAAGCACAAGAAGTTCATGGTTCTTCCAATAGGTCCATTGAGGACCGATGAACCTGTTTGGGAACCAGTTGTAAAAATGTAGACAAAAGACATCATAATACCCACTAACCGAGCCATGAGTGTTCGCATACGAATAATGATGTACTGGAATTGAGACATCAAATTCTGAATCTTTCCAAATACTGTTCCAACAATACCCAAGAATCCATCGCGTGTTTCTGCCATCATTTTCCGCATACTGTCTATTGAACCTCCGATTTGGCTAACAATGGATGTCATTGTGGAAAACTGGCTCATGATGGGATCAACGACGAATCCAGTGTAATCTTGAAAGCTTTTCATCGTACAATCATTGAAGTTCTTGAAAGGATCTTGCCCCACTAGACCTGCCAAAGGCATATATGCAGGGTTACACCGATACTCTGCCCAATTATTCTTCAGATCTTTGATGTTGTTCATTGCGAACATGTACAAACTGGCGCCTACGGCCACGAGTGTAGATATCACTACAATCGCAGTATCCATTACTCTTAAGGGTCAAAAACACAAAACGGATTTGGCGTAATTCATACTATGGAACTCAACGAAGATGGATTACCATTCTATGGAGCTCCCGGAGCTTAAGGCAATTGCCAAAGAACGTAAGCCAAAGATCAAGCATTACTATATTATGTCACGAGCACAGCTTATTCAGGTTCTGCTCATGGATAAGCTTCCTCAAAAAATGATTTTGGAGAAGAAGACCCTAAAGGAACTTCAGGTTGAAGCAAAGGCCAAAAATATTCCAAAGGTATGGAGTTTGAGACGACACGAACTGATGGAAATCTTGTATCCTCAATCAGAATCAACTCTTAGCCCTAAAAAGAAGAACGAGGATAATGATGATTGAAAGAAACATGATTACCCACAATAAGGTCAGTGCTACGATGTACGGATACAAATACTGGAATACCTTCGAAAGAATGGGAACCAGTATATTTTTTTCAAAGTAGGCTTGGAATTCGGGAGTAGTGAAATACTGCAAGGGGTCGGAGCCCATCTTATTTCCACGTTCGCTTTTATAGCCGGAAAACTACCGATTTTTTTATTCACTTCATATCAAAGAAATGAAGGGCCAGACGACCAAGTTACTTCTTGCGCTCGGCGGCGTAGTCGTTGTTGCATGGCTAATTAGCAGCTATTCTTCTGGCAAGGCGGTGGTTGGTGAAGGCATGGAGGCGAACCTGGACAGGCTGGCCGGATCACTGGGAGTACAGGGCCCTGTTTCTGACTCCGGCCCCTATGGTGCCCCCGCGACGTCGGCAGGTGGTAATGCCCAGCCCACGGAGCAGGTACAGGGCCGTCACCCTGCCTCCCAGTCCACGTACTCAGAGAACACTCTGAGCGCTGGTGAGCTCCTCCCTAATGGCGAGATCGGTGCATCGTGGGCGGCTGTAAATCCTGCGGCTGTTGGTGACCTCAAGGGCCAGAACTTCCTAGATGCTGGTTACCATACTAACACGGCGATCGCTGGTGTTTCTCAGACGAATCGGAATGCCTCGTGGGATATCCGCTCTGAGAATCCCAACCCCCAGTCCAAGGTTGGCCCCTTCCTCCAGACCACGATCGCCCCTAACCCGTTCAAGCGTGGGCTGGATGCGTAAATTGAAACTACGTAAGTAATAATGTGGCCAGTTGCCCTGCTTGGAGCAGGAGTCGCTCTGGCTTATGCCTCTACACGGGGTGTAGCGAATATAACTGAAGTCAAGAGCCGCACTGATGGAAAAGTATGTAAAGTCCAAAATTTGCCGGATAAGCAACAGGCGTGTGAACGATTGGCGGAAGTGCGTCAGAATCTGGATAAGCTCATGCAGAAGTACCGTGATGATACGGCATCTGCAGCAGATCCTCGCGTCAAAGTCCTTTTGGACCGATATAATCCAGATAACATGTGCGAAAACGATATCAACGCCGATTCTACATCGTATTCGGAAAATAAAGGTGATAAGATCGTGGTGTGTCTGCGCGATAAAGCTCCGCCATACAAACTGGTGGACACGAATACTATTATGTTTGTAGTGCTTCACGAAATGGCGCATCTGATGACTACGACTATTGGTCACACGCCTGAATTCTGGACGAATTTTAAACGTATTCTCCAAGATGCGGTCAGTGTAGGAGTGTATACGCCCGTTAATTACGATCGGAGTCCTACATCTTATTGCGGAATGACGATTTCGTCAACGCCGATATAAACCTGTACAAAAATGCGCTCTAATGAATAATGTTGAGGAAGGAACTCGTAAACGTTCTTTCAAAAGAGAAACATACTGTTTCCTTTTTTGAAGATGATAGTGTTGAAACTGTCAGGGAACAACTTGCGAAGTCAGCGAATACTCATCCTGATCGGATGTTCGTACTAGTATCCCTGAAGCTGCCGAAAGATTACTATACGGCAGATCCTCGGAACTGGGAAACCCTGTTTGAAAGGTTATCGTATAACGGTAGAGCAATAGAAAAGTCGGTGTTTGACGAGTATCAAACCAAGTACCGATTCCCAAATACCAACGTAGCGTACGCGAACTACGACCGAGGAGAATGGATGTCGTACCCAAACGAACTAAAATCTCTATTTTCTAGCGAATGTTCAGAGTACCGTATTTTCGGTGTACCAGATGACAAATCTTTCATACTACCAATTGAAAAAGAAAACTCGTTCCTGTCACGTATCCCCGCTAAAAGTTTGCCACGACCCGATAACACGAAAATAGTGACATCATACTACGATATTGAAACCATAGATCATTTCACATACAAGATTTACCAGGAAGACGAATCTGCTTTATATTACTATCCTTACCTACGATCTGATACTCCAAATATTCTTTCAGACGAAGCTGTGCGCTTACTGGAAAAGAACGCCAAATTATTAACGGATTTACTTGATCTAAAGATCCCAAAAGACCATCAGCATTCGGGAACGCATGTTCTGCATACTCGTTTCTACATTCCTTGGGTAGGTACTGATTTTGGGAGCGCAATACGTACTCGCTTCGAACAAATATTTTACGGTTTAACTGTTTCATCTACTGTTCCTTACATTGGTCTATTCACATCCAAAGACGAAATTAATCGTCATAAGTTTTTCACCGAGAATCCCAAGACTGAAGAACCTTATTTGAATATGTCAGATTGGAAAACATGGTGGTCAATCACGAAACCAGCCCGTAATCGTCCAACCCTTATTTTGTACCGCGGCAAGTCCAAGCAGCACTTTGATCGTATCCTAATTACGTCTGTGGATATGATTGTATCTACGAATCGTCCCGAAAAGAATACCGAAACCCCAGAAGAACTAAAAAAATCGTGTGATAAATGGCTCAAGACGTTTGATGCAGTCATACCGTTTTTGGACGAGAAGGATATTCACCCAGATCGTTGGGAACTACAGGAAATGAAGATTATGTTGTCGTATCCTAAACCGGTAGATGACCTAAGTATTCTGCGTTTCAATTGTATTTCTCCGTTCTACTCAATTGCTGATAAAGCCAAATCGTCGTTCACGATGATGCGAACTGATCATGAGAACTTTGGAGTAACATCAATTGATGCCAAACTGATTCAGATGGCCCAAGAAGGACCATTGAATCCTAAAGACGTAGCCCAGGAACTATCTATTACGCCAGACAACGCTTCAAAGCTTATTAACGATATCATATCTCGACGTGAAGAGAATAATAAGTTAGGGGACCGGATTTTTCGTGGGTATCCTACGATGATTATTGGTAGCGATTTCATTCGGGTTTCAGCCGTAAAAGAAACCCATTTGTCTACGAAGTATGCGGATATCTTGCGGTACATTCTATCTAATCCCGAATCTGATGAACTAGACAAGATATGTCCTGCTCGGTTACAAACTATAGCCGCTGAAGCTGCCACTATACATACTAACGTAGTGAATGAAGATGCATTAGTTGATGACGCTTTTGCGGATTTGCTGGACGACTTTGATCCTGGGAAGGAAGAACCTGTAGTTTTGGAAAAAGATGAAGCTCCAAAAACTACTCTGGATGTCGCGAATCAGCGCAAGACTACCTACAACTATTTTGCTTCTCGTCTACGTTCATTTGACCCCGCAACGTTTGTACCTGAAGCCGATTTTGCACGTCAGTGTGAAAAGACAATTCAGCCAGTAGTTCTTACTCCAGCAGATAAGAAACGTTTATCTGAATTTGAGAGTGGAAAGTATGACCCGATAAAAAATGCGGAAGCTGGTAAGTTACTGGATGTTTCCGAACCGGATGGGACAATGGTTTGTCCAGAGTACTGGTGTACGAAAGATGAAATACCTCTTCGAAGTGATCAATTAATTTCAGAAGACGGAACTTTGAAATGCCCAATATGCCACGGAAAACTAGAAACATCCACAACGTCAGATCCTCGCGAATTTCCTCTAATTAAACGTAAAAACGGTCATATTTTCCCACGGCCAAAGTACAAATCTCCAGGTAACGGAAAAGATATTCCATGCTGTTACACGACAAACCGAACTAAACGAATGCAAAAACCTGAAATCAAAGATAAGTACTACGTATTTTTAGATACTAAAAGTCCATTGCCCGAGCTTCGTCTAGCTAAGCTAGATAAGAAAACAATTGAGATATTTGATTTGAATGAACAGTATACAAAACTGGATAATCAGCGTATATCAGAGAACGGCGACGGATTTTTTAGGGTAGGTCTGGGTCGTGCGTCTACAACGTTACCTACATTATTGGGAATGTCCCAAACTATCCCTTTGCCTCGCGAATCGGTAAAAACTGTTCTAAAATGTTCGTTTATGCGGTTATGGGAAACTCCAACGGATACTCATTTCAAAGAAGTGTATGATAAACTAGGAGATTTCAAAGATACTGCTGTTCGGGAAAATGTTGCACGTACTATTTCGGGAATTGATGATGCGTTCGTGAAAAAGGAGTTATCTCCTATTCAGGAACTTGAGTATTCTGCTCTAGCTTTGAATTGTGACATATTTCGTCTGAATGTGAAAACACATACGATTGGATGTTTACTTCACTCTTCACTGATCAATCCTCGATCGCGTGGTATTGTTGTACTACAGCGCGACGAAGAAATAGATATTTTGGCTAACGCTAAGCGAACAAAAAATGTTTTTGCGTACAGTTCTAATATCTTTGAACCTCCATTTGGAAAGTTTATAGGTAAAGTTGTTATTCGTCAGCGAGATAAAGCGTGTGGGGCGGAAATCCCCAATTATACGGAAGCTCAAAAAGTACGCGAGAAGTTATTCACTGAACCTTATTCGGTTATCTTAGATCCCTTAGGGCGGGGACAGGCACTATATATTCCTAACAAACTTGTACTACCTTTCCAAAGCTCGGTTTTACCAGACACTGAGGACCCCAAGATATGGGGATTCTCGAATCTTCATTTGCCGACGTACGATACAATGAAAGATGTTCTGTCCAAAGCCGAAGCTACTACAAAAGGGTATGAGTTTGAAGAAGGTCTGTACAATACGCAAGGGCTCCGATCCGAAATTCTTACAACCAGTGGATTACGTATTCCTATTAAACCCGAAAAAGTCGGAACAGGTGTTCCAAAAGAGATTATTGGTACAGTGGCAGAGAGTGGAGAATCGGAGTTAATGTACGGACAACCAAACCCAGATCTAAAAGAAACGTATTCCGAAATATCCTATGACGGTGAAGTATACGACTTCCTGGTTTTCCAGCTATCAAAAGATTTGGAAGATGATGAGTACAATGATTTACGTTCTGTGCTCACTGCTCAGCCTTTGAAACGTAAAGATGTAGAAAAAGCTTTGAAGAAGTGGTTTGATCGGGTCACGCAGTTTGTGGATATCAAAGAGTCCCGCGAATTTGTGTCAAAAATCCGAGCGCCATGCGGACAATTCAAAAAGAAGGATTGTAAAGGCAATCTGTGTGGATGGGACGGAAAAGTGTGCCGCATCCAAATCAAGAAATCGGTCAAAGAAGACAGATTATTTAACCGACTCTTCTCTGCTGTCTTCGATAATTCAAAAATTCGGGCCGTAGTCCTCGACGGACGAACAACCCCATTTTTTAGTAGTATTTTGTATTTCAAGTTACCACATGAGGTTATACTCACGGATAAACAGCTTTAGATATTATCAATATCCACTTCATCTTCATGTCCTTCAAACACAAATCCGTCGTCCTTAGCAGTAGTACGGGTTTGGAGATCTGCAGTATCGGTTACCGCAGATGTTACATTAGAATGTACAGGAACCAGTTCCTGTATCTTAGCGAGTTCTTCGCGTGACACAATTGCCATCATTTCCAGTGCCAGTGCACCAATCACACCCGTCTTAGCGACGAGAATGAACGTGCCGGGCGACACCATCATAGTCTTCCTAGCCCGGCCGGTAAACCGACCAGGGATCTTAGCTTGTCCTACAAACACCTTTTCGTCGTGCGAATACACGACCTCAATCCGAGCGTTGCCCAGGTTCTTAATGACCCGCGCAACGTAGATTTCATCATCTATAACTTCACCAGTCTTAAGCTGCTTCAAATCGTAAATGTAGTCAGAAACAACGCCATCGCTCTTACGCTTGGAAGAATCTCCAGAATGACGTGGCATTTTAATACTCTTTCTTAATCTGTATTTCTTAAATCCGTTTTAGTTACCGCCGACGACCACCAGTTACAGCCCCAGTCACTGATCCTAATAGAGTAGGAGGAGGAGCCATCACCTTCTGGTATCCAGCATACAGCGCATATCCTCCACCAAGTAGCCAAATGATTTGCCAGAACCAGCTGGTAGCGCTGCGATTATGGTTTGCAACAATGCCCGAAATTGTGCTTACAAGAATCCACCCACCAACAACTAGAAGAAAAACGCCAAACCAGTCCATTTGTTTATAATGGGCGGATATTTAGTACCGGCGGCGCCCTCCAATAGTCATAAGCGGAGGCGGGGGCGGATATAACGTTCGGTATCCATAGTACGTAACTATGAGTCCACCAAGTAAGTAAAACGACTGGAAAACCCAACCAGTCGTGCTTGTTGGGGTATTTACGACCATACTGTAAATCGTGTAACCAACAACGACAAGTCCGAACAGAAGTAGAAATGATCCCCCAATTGCACCAAACATTTATTCTTAAGAACCTATTTTATGAAACCGTTTGGTCCATGAAATAGTTTTTCAACTGTTATTTTTATACACCAGTGTCCACCACTCGCTTTAAGGAAGCGAGATCCTTTACGCCTTGACCTCCGGCTTGACGAAGTGGACCTTCAGGAAAGACTGGAGGTTCAGGTACGTGACCTCCTGACCGTCCTTCGCGCGGAGGAGCTTGCCGAGCTTGGCATCAGGAATAATGCGGCGCTTGAAGTTGGGATCGAAGCACGAGTGCGTCTTGACGTACGTCGAGATGAACTTCGTGACATCCGTCTGGGAGCGCTGGGACTTGGCAGGCAGACCCATGAACGACGCCAGCTCGTCCGTGATCGGGCGGAGCTTGAGGAAGGCGTTGTTCGCACGGCGGGCCTCCCACGCGGCCTTCTCCTCGGGCGTCATGTCAGCAACATCCTTCTTCACGCGGCGCTTGGAGTTGCGGACATCGCGCTTCAGGGCCTTCGCAGCCTCGCCGGCCTCCGCAACCAGTGCACGAACACGCGCCGTCCACTCCGTGCCGAGCGCCTTCAGGCTCTCCTGGAGCGTCGCGAGGATCGTCGCAGCAGAGCGGGACTCGGAGGCATCGGCAGCTACAGCCGGAGCAGCGGCGGCAGCGGCATCAACAACAGGTACAGTTACCTCAGCCTTGGCAGCGGACTTCTTGGCCGGGGCAGCCTTCTTGGCGGGAGCAGCAGCGGCAGGGGCAGGGGCGGCAGCGGGGGCGGCGGTCTTCTTGGCGGCAGGCATCTTCGTGTTTGACTTAATGGCAGAGTTAGAAGACGACATTTCTAACGCGGTTGTTATACTACTAGTAGTCCTTACCTGTTTAAATCACAATCTAGTCAAGGCGCTCACAATTATGAAACAGATAGGGTAATTCTCTGGACAGTCGTACAAAATTGACAAAAGTACCTTGGAAACAGACCAAGAACACTGGAGTCTGTTCGCTCTATTCTTTTCAAAGTTGGTTATGCAGGCTCTCATCCAATGAATGTACTTGTACCGTCTAGAGCGTATAGAATGCTCAGTGGCAAACGCTACTATATCCATTTGAATAAGATTTATCAGAACGTACATCTGCGACCTGTTCAAGGAAGAGAACAGTAAATGATTCATATCAAAAAATCCATTCTCTTCAATGATCTGACATACTGTCAACCATTTCTCATCCACTAATTCGGAAAAATGTTCAGGTAGAGGAGGATCGTGATAATTTTCTATTTCCAACTTCTTTCGTATTCTGCAAATATCACGTAATCGTCTTCTTGTTTCTATTGTCAACGGTTGACGAGTATACGGATTTTCTGGTCTAGCTGAACGTTTCAAAATATGGTACATGCTTCGAACATCAAACCAGTAAAGCTTATCAGCTTCTCTGAATGAAAAATAGTTTAGAGGATTCAACTTTTCCTTTTCATCCAGTGTTACCAATTCTTCAGTGTTATGGCATGCAGATCGTTTTAGAACTCCTTCACCAGCTAACTTCAATCGGTGCCTCAAAAAGTAACCCTTCCAAATTTTTTGAATAACAGTAGCTTTTTGATTTCCATTGTTCACATCTGCCCATAGACGCTTGTTTTTTGTCTTAGCGTGCTTTCCACAGAACAAAAGGCCTTTCATGGCTTGAGAAGGACACTGCTCTGTACTTGTCTTGTTCTTGCAGGATGCACACAGAACCATTATTTAATGTTCTCGTTTCCTTTCCTCTAAAGCATAAATTTGGTTTTGTTTCCCCGAAAACGGATTTACACCTTTCTAACCTATAAAGATCACAACAACAAGAAAGATGAACGGTCCTATTCACTCGAGCAATATCGATGTCAGCAACGTAACGTTCCAGGTAGGTCAGGCTAAGGCAGGTCGCAATCCGTCAATCACGATGCGCTATAATGGCAACAGTCTGCTTATCCGTCTGCCCCGCGTTGGCTACCCTGGTGGGTGCCTGGTGCGCGAGGGCGATAACGGTATGAAGACGTACACGCTCATTGGTTCCCTGAAGGGTGCCGATCCGTATGGCAAGGAGCGTTCGGCTGGTACCGATGATATCGGTAAGCTGTACAATCTCCTGACGGATCTGGAGAATCACATTATCAAGGCTGCTGTGGAGAACAGCACCAAGTGGTTCGGCAAGAAGCGTTCAGAGGAGGCGATCCGTGATGCATTCAAGCGTATTCTGAGTTTCTCAGTAGACAAGGTTGATGGTGAGTACGTGCCGAATGGCAAGTATCCTCCCAGCTTCCGCGTCAAGGTTCCGGTCTACGAAGGTCGCGTGTCCACGGAGATCGTGGATGCGTCGCGCAACCCTGTGACATATGTCACGCCCGAGTCGCTGACCTCTATCTTCCCTAAGGGTGTTGAGGCAAATCTCGCAGTCAGCGGCAGCATCTATGTGATTGCTGGCGGTGGCTTTGGTGTGACATGGCGTCTGACGGCAGCTCAGGTATTCCCTCAGATGCGTCGTACGGCTGCACAGATGTTCGATGATGAGTCGGGCGCTCCTCCTACGATTGTAGAGGATGAGAATCAGACTGCTCAGCCTGATGAGAATCAGGCTCCAAATGAGGATTCGGAGTATGGTGCTGGATCTCAGGCTCAGCAAGTGAATGAGCAGGCTCAGGCTCCTGTGTCTGCGCCGGCTGCTCGTCAGCCTCGTCGCCGCCCGGCGGCGGGTGCGGGTGCACCTTAGACCAAACACATGAATCTGTGGGAGCAGTATACATAACAAAAGAGTCATCAACAAAAAGTACCGAGCAATTGGAATCAATGTAAGGTCTTTTTATTTCCGGGCAGCCGCTCAGAGATAAAAGCGACTTTTTACCACACTTTGGACATTCGTGTATCTCTGGCATTTTGATCACCATTTCTGGCGTGACAAGTCGGATACTTGTATTCAAGGTCTTATCAAACACAGTTTTAAAATCATCTTCTAGGCAATCCTGATAAGCTTCATTGGACATAATGGACCAAACGGTAGCGTCTTTGCATTCCCACTTCTCCTGAAAAAGAGTTGAGAACACGTTATCTCGGAACCAGAGCGTGAAAAAGATCTCTGGATGCTCTGGATGGTGCTCAGCAATACCTACCCTTTTTGAGTTCTCGTCGTAAAGAGAGTACACGTTCCAATCAAACGACCGATCCAACGATCCGCGGTATACGTCACGACCATTGTAATGCCACTCTTCGGCATCATAATCGTCATCATGATCAGCTATATCTTCCGAGGTATCTCGGTAGACGTAGTTGGGTTTTAGAATTGAATACATTATTCAGTAACAAGTTAATCAAACTTTACAGTTACACGCACATCGTGACGGGTCATGGACTTGGTAGCCGAATGCGAAAGTTCGTGTCGCTTCTTCTTAGGACCATCTGCCTCCTTAGCTTCGTGTAGACGAGTTTCCATATCAGTATGAATCGTTTCGCGATTCTTCTCAAGGTAATCCAGCACCTCATCGGAAATCGCCCACTCAAAGAAATTCAGCTGCCCGACAGTCGTATCCATATCGTGAAACTTAATGCGCTTCCATCGACAGAATGGATCGAACATTTTCTTACTGTAAGCTTTGAGATGTGACTTGTATGACAGGTAAACAATCACGTGCTTGTTGGCCTTGGTCATGTACGAAATATTGTACTTCTTTGCATAATTGGTGACAAACCAATCAATAAGACGAAGAGATAGGTTAGACTTACCACTCAGAATATCGCGAACGCGCTCAGTGTTCTTTTCAGTATAAAATCGCTCGAGGCGATACAGTACCCATTGTTCCTGACTCTGTATTTCCATTTACTAATCTTCTTATCTAGCCTGAAAACGGGTTTAGTTAATGTAAACATATAGAGTCAAATGGACCTAGATAAAGTTGAACAGATCTTACTTCTTTACGGTCAGGATGACCAGCGCACAGATGCTTGGCATACCAAGCGAGGAGAAATGCTTACGGCTTCCGAGATTTATAAGGCAGTTCACGATGCATCACCTGCTCTGAAACACGAGATCGTGATGTCCAAACTTACTCCCAGGCAGCAACAGCAGTCGGGGTTTGGACCCAAAGCTCTTATGTGGGGAACAAGGTTTGAGCCTATTGCCAAGCACATATACATGACGTATATTCAACCAGGTGTTCGCATCGAAGATACAACCTGTATTCCTCATCGGGACCACTCGTTTCTAGGCGCATCGCCAGACGGTATTCTGATTTCAGAAACGAAGGATGATCCTCGGTATGGACGTCTAGTAGAATTCAAGTGCCCCATATCCCGTGATTTCTCTGACGAAACACCTATTCCTACAACGTACTATCACCAAATGCAGCTGCAGCTGGAGTGTACTGATATGACAGAGTGCGACTATGTCGAAATGAAGTTCAAGGAGGTGACGTATACTGAATGGTTAGAATCTACCGCTCAGTATAAATCTTGGTTTGCAATTGATGAGAGTGGAAAAGTCGTGTATCGGGAAATTGAAGACCAGCGCGATGTAGCAACATGGCGTCGCGAAATGATGCCAACTTTGGAAACTGAGTGGTGGACTACTGTATATTGGGTGTTTGATAAGTACCGTTCAAAATTGGTTCCACGTGACCCCCAATGGCTCTCAACTAACCTCCTGAGCTTTCAGGAAGTTTGGAATACGGTACAAACTCATCGGGCGGCTGGAACGGTGCCAGACCATCCCAAGGAAAAAACAATTCTAACTATTTGATACCGTCATATCAGTGGTTGACTTAATACCTACGGGAAAATCAAATACTGGATTATTAGGAACAATAACTTGAATGTTTCCCTTTATAAATGAATTGGATAATAGATCATCGGCTGGAACATTAATATGACCATCCGTATACGTTAGTAACTTCCTAGCGCCCGCCTTTGAAACTACATAGGCCGTCGTATGGTTAAAGAACTTCTTTTCAATATTGAAGAATGATTTATTGACTGGATCAGTTTTTACGAAAGGGTACCATTCACTAGAACCCAGTTGAATGATATCAAAATATAAAGGCAAATCGTGAAGAACATTCATATCTCCAACAGTTTGGGCATCGTCTTCTATAACAAGATAGTTGTCAACATGTGGATCTTCTAGGAGTTTCTGGTAAAGCTTAATGTGACTCCATGAACATCCAAATTCTCCAATAGCCATTTTTTGACCGTTCAAACGAACTTTTTCATCGTATTTCATACTTTCTCCGTTGTAGGTAATTGTACTTCCTGAAACAGTAATGTCTTTCCCATTAACTCCGTAAAATACCTCGTTATTCATTCCAAACGCGGTAAGATCTGCCTGGAGTTTTTCAACTATTGGAATACGATCCTTACTACTGTGAAGAGTCAGAACAATAGCTTTCATCGTTTTAGTTGGGAAAATAATGTTCCTAATTCGCGGGAAAAATCCAAGTTCGGTGATGATCTTCTGCTTAGCTGATCGGATAGCATCAATACGTTGGGACCACCAGTCTTCTTCGACGGCTTTACGAACAATTTCGGAAGCCTTTGCAGGGTCTTCTAATGGCAGACGAACAAACGCTTGGGGATCAATATATGTTTCCAAATTTGGGCATCCCCAATAAAATGGTAAGCACTCACACATCAAAGGTTCCCAAATCTTTTCAGACGCATAATTGATTTCTGAGTTGTTTTCTACCGCCAAAACGTACTTGTACTTTGAGTATACACTGTACCGATTGTCATCTGGGACAGGTCCAATATAGGACGTAAGATTGTGGTAGTTTTCCTTGCCATACACATGAATTGTTTGCATGTCACGCACAAACTGAATACGTAAACTATGACCTGTATCGTTCGTTTTATTGCTCAGAACAATAGCAGCTTCATCCTTTTTTGGAGGAAGGGTTTTGAGATCTCCATTCAAAGACCACTGAGCTGGGTTCAGAAACATGCGATGAGAGTTTACGTGTAGAAATTTTGAAGGATCGGGATTTGCCCAAGCCCCCCATGTCTTCACACCCCAAGATTTGGAGTCATCATATACCCATGGCTCCATCTGAAAAATCATACTTTTTTTAGGGTCGTAGAACTCTTCGGTATTTGGCAAGTTTACGATAGCGTAGTAATCAGCTTCGTCTTTCCACGTAAGTTCGAAGCCGTCATGAGGCATGACTCCAAACTCTTCGGCCATTTTCTGCGATGACTGCCAGTTCCCGATCAGCTTTAACTTAGGAAGTTTACTTACCGGATTCTTAACATTCTTGATATACATTCCATCTTCTGGTCCAAAATACGGTGATTGCTTTAATGTATTCACATTGACCTTACTCTTGAAAAACCCAAGAGTATTGAATCCCATACACTGAGGATTTCCAAGAGCGAGTCGTTTAGCTTCTTCTATATTCACTTTGTTGAAGAATAGATCATCGCCTATATGATCCAATCCCTGTACAAACGTAAAGTCTTCCACAATATTATCAAAATCTACAGATGTGTAATCTTTCTGAATATCGGTATCAACATTCTGACCAGTGCGCTCATACCATTCGGAAAATACAATCTGTGGCCGCAGTTCAGTACATTTCAGCTCCTTACAAATCTTTACAACGTAATCAATACCGTGCTTAATACCATTCTTGGCAATATAATCTACAAGAATACGAGCACCTTTCTTATTTAGAGAGTATGCAAATCCAGCGCCAATATTCAAGTCATTCTGCATATCCCCAATCGTTATTGTGCCAGACTCTTTGACGTAAATATCCTTGGTTGCCTCACGGTTGGCACTGAACATGTGGTATCCCAAAAATAGGTAATCGTGAGTCTTGAACACATCTCGGGAATTCAATGCATCATAAACTTTCTTAAAATTTGGTGATAGGGTCACATCGTCTTCAAATATAATGTAGTACTCGTCGTTGCTATTCAGCAGTGCCTTCCATAGGGTATAATGGGTAAGAGCACATCCGACAACTCCAGAACGTGATCCAAAATCATTGCCTTCAAATAGCTTCTTGAGTTCAAATGTCGGCTTGATTTGTTTGCCATCAATTGCCTCAATGAACTCGTAATCATAAAACTTAATGTCGGCAAACAGTTTCGTCATTGTTTCACGTCGATCGGGGCGGCGCTTGAGATTAATGACCTTCATCTTTTTAGACTTGCTGAACTGATTCTCGTTATTTAGTTCGTATGCATTCTTAACTTTACCATCGTTTCGCTCAGATGTTAGGCGACCAGTGTGGCGGCAACAAATCATATCAAAGAATGCGGACTTGTGTCCTGCCTCCACCCACTTCTTAGCATAATCCATCTCAAAGAACGTATTAGGACTATCGTAATTTCCGAGTTTCAAGATGGTTTCAACATCAATCATACTTGGACGGAAACTGTAATGCGGCCAGTAGTGGCAGTTCTTGTAAGGAAACTGGCCCTGCTTGTAATCATGAACAACAAAGCCAGAAGTTAGTGGAAGGTATCCACGCATATCTACGTCCTCAATCGTTTCAGCATATCCACGGTTAAATAGGACCTGTTTAATACCAGGTTGTTTCTTCAGTAACTTAATAGACTCGCTGACATACGGACGCTTTACGTGAAACAGAAAATCGTCTTCCATGTGAATCCAGTATTTGGGTTTCAATTCATTCAGCTTATTCCAAATGATGTTCATGCTTTCACGATGCCCCTTCTCTTGCAAAGTTTTATTGTAGAACGTGATCCAGGGATACATCTTCTTCATTTTTGCGCGATCTTCCTTAGATGAATTGTCATCAACACAAAACCATGAATTGATTTGGTCGGCATCAATCCAATGATTCAAAATAGAATTCACAGTTTCGGTGAACAGATCAAGGCGCTTACATGAGGTAAATGTGATAATCACATCTTGCTTACCAGGATTCTGTTTGAACTTTGATGGGGCTGTCAGAAGTCCTCGGTTCTTCTTAAAAAGCATATTCCAAATAATTGCAGTTTCGCGAGGTTCATCACACGATTGAATATAATTCGTCAGATGATAGAATAGTCCAAGCGTATCTTTATCATCGTTCAATTCGTTCATATGGAATCGTATGTTCTTAAATGTCCGATCACGAATACCTGGTTGAGCAATATTATTTAAGATAACCTTCTTACAGCACTCATACGACAGTTTCTTATTATTGCACATATAGGCACACAGACCTGCATTAAATTCGAAAACATCGTTATAAAAGTCCTGATACAAAAACAGTTTGTCTTGGGGAGTCTTGTTATAATTCTTGTACTTCTCATATAGAAGAACGACTAAAGTGTGCAGTCCTGCGTCTTTCAGCATTTCGGCAGCAAAGAATACGCCTTCTGTACGATCAGAATCAAACTGTTCGGCCTTCATAAAGTATTCTAACGCTTTTACGAACTGCCCCTTAGCTTTGTACTGAAATCCTACCATTAAACACGCATAATACTTCTCCTGGGCCCAAGAATTGAGTTTGTCCGCAACAAGCGTATACCATTCAATAGCGTCATCTGTACGACCACAGTCCTTGAAACTTTGGGCACAGTAGAACGCATACCGATTTGCCAGACCTCCTCCGGTTTCTAGTTCTTTATGGTAAGCAGCTTTCAAAATCATAGCATCCTTCAAGTACTTATCTTTATCGCGGCTACGTGCTCCAGTCTTACCCGAATCAATGAAGTAATTTCCGTCAATATTACCTTCAGACGGATGCCCTTCTTCAAGAGAAAGGAACTCATGCAAAACTCCTACGAATTTCGTCTTCTTATGGGCTGTCACGAGAAGTGGGCGATAGTAAGTAAACCCTGACCCAAAAATCATCTTGTAAAAATCGTGGGTCAGTTTACTTGGTAACTTAAGAGTACCGTGAATGGTATCGTCGGCATCAAAGATGAAAATATAGTCGGCCTTCTTATATGCTCCCTGAAGAGCCAGGGTACGATTATGACCAAAATCACGCCATTCATGCTGCAAAAGTTCTCCTGGAATGTTTTTGGATTTAAAGAAGTCTGTAATAATTTCACGGGTCTTGTCGGTAGAACCGGTGTCACAGATCACCCAGTAGGAAAAGGTAATATGTTTCACTAGATTCTCTAATGTTTGTCCAATTACGTGTTCTTCGTCTTTTACGATCATATTGAGGCATATTGTGCTCATTTGACTATTCATGTTTCAAGCGCTTAAGCTGTTTTCAAAAAGGAACGTAGGAGTTCCAGGTGTTAACGCGGTAAGGAGTTTCTACGCCCGCAGGAGGCCTTGGAGCTGGTTCAGTGGGCTTGTAATGATTCGTCTGCTGCACATAGGACGAAGTACGAGTTTCATCGGTCTTCCTGTCATTTGTCTTATCAATAAACGCAATCTCAAATCCTTCGCGCGACTTGTAGATAACGTATCCAACAACGGCTAATCCAGCCAGAAGTGCTACAAATGCCCAGTCCTTCATTTACATATCTACAGCGTAAAAATGGAATGCCGTTTTCGTAGTATCCAAAGAGTAAAGAGAATGGACGACCGAGCAATGAAGACACTGAAGGAGATGCTACTTGATCGCGGAATCAAGGGAGATGTGATGGATCCAGTGACTCCCGCCATGGATGAAACACATATGTACAATTTCGGTGGAGTTCTGGTTGTTTATAGTACTAAGAATCGTATCGCCAGTATTGGTCCATTTGTGGAGTTTGCCAAGGAGAACGGGTACAATTCCAGTATGGTGATTATCAGCGAAACGTCACTAAGTGACCGTGTTCTGGCTTCACTCGTAAACCATAACGCAAATCGCGAGAACAATTTCGTTCAGGTATTCCTACTTGCAAGTCTGTACTTCAATATTTCCAAGCATCATCTGGTTCCGAAACATCGGTTGCTGGACGATAAGGAGAAGGCTGAACTTTCGAAGTCCTATGCTAATATGATGAACCTTCCTCATATTCTGAGTCAGGATGCGATGGCGAAGTATTTGGGTGCTAGACCGGGTGATGTTGTCGAAGTCACTGGAATGTGTGATACTTCGGCTGAAAATAAACGGTGGCGAATTTGTGTCGCGGAAACAACAAATGGATAACCAGTTCGATACTCTATCCCGAACTTACCACGATAACTATCTCCAGTATGCTACGACTGGAAAGGAATCATATAAGAAAGCATATGAAGCAGCAGAGGATGGACTACAGTCAATCATAGATTCGCTCAGCAAGCAGGTACACGACAATACTACCTCAATAAATGATGCATTAGGATCTAATGCCAAATCTATGTTCGCTGATAAACAGGATTCTTTGAATAATATTGGTATTGAAATACATAAACAAAGGGATCGAGTTACTGCGGCTCAGATGCGTCAGCCCCCACCGCCAGTCCCTTTTTCACACCAGACTCAGTACAACTTAATTGGGGTATTGTTGGTCACTATCGTCCTCCTACAAGTGTTTTAAACCCACCCGTCACCTGTTTGACCACATTCGTCGTCCATGATGCCCGAATAGCTAACATGATAATTACCAAACACAGAATTGTCAGTGCGGCCAAGTATATGTTGTAAGCCCAAATAGCGGCATCTAACTTTTTAGTTGCTGTAGCTTGAATCATTTTTAGTGTCTGAAGCTTGTCAATCGATGTCTTCAAGTTCTGGTAGTCTTGCTGGTACTTGATTAGATCAGTTGTTAAGCTTTCAAGTGTAGCTGTATCAATTTGATCAGTGCCTTGACTGAGTTGAGTAATAATACCTCGAATAGAATCTGTCAAGTTCTGGTTTATAGCTAGAACTTGCTGGATAAGATTGTTCTGAGCAGCGGTATCAGTTTCTTGAATAGCAGCATAAATGGCAGTAGAATACTGGGTTTTCAGAGAATCATATTGCGTCTGAAAATTCTGAAGATCAGTTTTTCGCGAATCTTCGAACGCTTGCATTACTTTTCTCCTACACTAAATAAATGCCCACTACAGTAGGACTGAACAAAGGCACTACTCCTGCCAATGGTGGAAAGGGACCCGCTACCGATTACTCTATGCTTCTGGAGATGAAGCGCCGCGCTATCATCGTTAAGGGTCAGATGGTAAAGCAGGGCGTTAAGATTAGTGATCGCCCGATGACGCGTGGATTTGAGGATGGACCTGTTACACCTCGTCTAAACTTATTCGGAGCCTCCAAGAACTTCGTCAAGTTCTAACTAAAATAACCAGAACTTTATACTGCTAATTGAATAATGACGGATTTTCAGTCCGCTTTTGATACGAACACAAGTGGTATTAATACCACACTAACAACCCAGCTATCTTCAGTCCAACAATGGGCGAATATACCTGGTTCTCTAGTCAAAGCTTCATCCTCTTCAGCTGGATACCTTTGGGGATTTAATTCTGTAAATAAAGTGTACGTATGCCAGCAGCCATGCACTGGTAATTGGGAAGAGGCGGATATTACAAAACTTCAACCTCCTAAGCCTTCGTCATTAGGATACCTGTCAGGTCGGTGGATTTCCGGAAATATTCCTATCATAAATTCTGATGTAGACGACCAGGGAACTCCAGTATATATTTCATTTGAAAGTCCTTACACGAAGATGGTGCGTTCGGATGGAGTATCCAAATTCTACGTCGGTCCAATTTCCAATTATTCGTCCGGTAACTGGAATTCGTATTCTAAAGCTCCTCCGGGAGCATACAATCTAAATCTGAATCCAGTCCAGAATTCACCCCCGGTCACAACTTTAGATATTGCAACAGATGAAACAAATGTATACTTACTATTCCTTAGTGGGTCCACTACATCTATAGCGGTAAAAACTGCAAATAATCAGACAGATTGGTCGGTGATTCAGGTGAGTACACCTCAATTTTCACCAACTAACATTTTCTCTACACAAACGTACATTTGGTTACAAGGAGCATCTAACCAGAAAGTCAAAATCCCTAAACCATTATCAATGTCAAACTCTATGCCTGTAGGGGACATATCAGTGAAAATCACATCATCCAGTTCAAGTGCATTATACGGCATTGATGGTTCTGGAAACGCCATGAAGACCGATGAAACTTTACAGACCGGATGGGCACCAGTAGCAGGACTTCAGGGTAGACCAGTGAGTTCATTAGTTGGAGATCTAGACCAGACAGGATTATTTGTCATAAATGGCGCAGGTGTTTCAGAATGTGTCGGTGATTGTTCAATTCCCCAAATCACTCCCTTAAATACCCAAGGGTACATGCCTCTTTACTTGACTGGAGATCCGGCTACTAAACAGCTTTGGATGACATCTTCTACAGAAGGAAGTGTCGGAAATATATTTAACCGCATTGCAAACCCCGACTACGGATCTATCACTGGTTCAATTGCACCGTTAGATAAGAATCGTGACGATATTAAGACTGATGTTACAAAAGAGTACAGTAAGCAGACACAGGTTATGAATGTTAACCAACAGTTATCAATGTTCAAATCTCTGTTTAATCATCTATTTGGAGAGGCTACGAAGGCTCAGACTAATGCCAATACACGTATAAGCCAAGTTGAAACGGATCTACAAAATAAGAAGAAGACTCTAGATCAATTGAATAGTATTCAGCCAACTATCCAAAAGTTCGTCGTGACTCTGGCGATAACGGCATTAGTGTATGCAGTCTTTTCACCGTTCGGATGGTATGTACATGCTATTGCTTTAGTCGTACTGGTTATCGGAATTTACCTGACTTTAAATAATGACGTCACTCTTTCCAGATTGTGGTCCAGACTGCCTTAAAGAGAAGAAGCTTGCCTCTCTGAAAGCTGCGATGGATGCGAATCCGTCTGATAAACAAGCTCAGCTTGATTACTATACGCTTTTGAATGGTCCGGAATGGTTATCCGATCACAAAGAAAGTATGGCGAAACATACTATTGAACCTGTATTGTCAGGATACCGTCAGCAGTTTGAAATGTTGACTGCCCAGCTTAATTCACAGTCCAAGTTTGCAGATTTGGCAAAGTCTATGACATCAGACGGTGGGATGCCGTATTTGAAGAAAGATTACGACGCTGAAAAGTCTAAAGCCGATGTATTAGACCGTCAGTGGAAGTTACAGGGTACACCTGAAACAGAAATTGATTTAATGGGTATACTTCTTTACGTCCTTATAGCTGTTCTAGGGGCAGCAGCTTTCTTTTTGGCATATTCGAAGTATCGTAAATATACAGCACCTCCGCCTTCAATTTTAGGAGGAAATCGTCTAAAGTAAAACTAATGGAAACAGCGTATATCTTCCTAGCTGTTCTTATATTCTTAATGTATGGTCTGACCGTATGGTATTCATCCATTGAAGGGTTTGAGGATGGGAAGTCAGAAGAGTTACACGACTCTGAGATTTATGACGAGATGTACGCTTCTATTTATGATTCTCTTTGGAACTCGAATGAGCGTATCAAGTACGAAGAGGTGTCTATGCAGGACGTTTCATTAGCTGAACGCGAAACCACTTCTGTAAGAGTTCTGGATATGTGTTGTGGAACCGGAACTCATGCTCAGTTTTTTCGCGATTTGGGAGTGTCGTATATTGGAGTTGATACTTCGGATGCAATGATGGCTAAAGCTCGTGAAAGGTGTCCCTCTGCTAAATTCAATAAAGGAGATGTTACGTTAGCCCAGTTATATTCTCCCAAATCGTTCAGTCATTGTTTGCTTTTAGGGTTCTCAATCTATATGTTCCAGAACCCCCGTATTCTTTCTGATAACGCTTACCAATGGCTTGAACCAGGTGGGTACTTTATTGTTCACTTAGTTGATCCCGATAAGTTTGATCCATTGCATGATTTATCGTCCCCGTTTGCCGCCTTCTCATTACAGAAGTATAACATAGAGCGACAGACAGAATCAATAGTGTACTTTGATAAGTTCAAGTACACTGGTAAACTCAAAAAGAAGGCAGATGAAGATGACGCCTCGTACGACGAAGTGTTTTCGTACTACGATCCTTCTGACAATAAAGGTATCAAGTACCGCGAGAACAAGCTTTCAATGTACATGCCTTCCAAAGAACGTATGATCAATATTATTCGCACATCTGGTTTCTCTCATGTGGAAACTGTAGATCTGGTAAGATGCGGTAAGGAATACCAATATTTGTGCTATTTTCAACGCTGATTTTCGGGTTCCCTTTTCTTAATCCACCAATTTATACGGGCTTGGCGTTGTTTCTCTATTGTTTCGGGCGACCGTTTCTGTCCAATTTGTTGTTGTCTTCTTTTTTCTATATGTGCAGGCGTTTGGGGCTTTTTCTTACCTTTATGCGCTTGACTTATTTTATCTTTGTGTTCTTGTGTGAATGGACCACGTTTTATTCCTTTACGAGCTATACTCATTGCTTGGCAATATTCAGGAGTTCTCTTTAATCCTCGTAGAGCATCTCCTATTTTCTTCCTATGTTCTGCACTTCTTTCAAAGTTGTCTCCACCTTTCATAATATTGTAACCATTTGGACAGTAAGAGTTATTAGTAGATATTACTTCTATCTCTTTTTTATTTAACTCATCTAATGTATCGCATGAACAGACAATTTCAAACTTGAATTTTTCTATTCCGTGTAGACGCATAGCACAATGTATCGGTACATTACAGTCTTTTTTACTACTATATTTGTGACGGTTCCACCTATGAGATGGAGGGTTTGATTTGGTCTGACCATAATACACTTTATCATTTACCGAATTGGTAATTTTGTAAATGAATCCATAAACCATTTATTATGTTTATACTTTTCTACTTAAATTATTTTAGAAAGTAGAACGAAGAATTTAGCGTTTATATCATATGCTTCTCATCTAAAGCCGTAAATAATGAACGTCGTTGTGAGCGACGGACGAACAGTCTTGGATTTTCAAAAATTTACTTTCTCTGGACATTTGCGGACACACGTCTACAAAGTTCTGGACGAAAACGTTAAATTAGGTCACGCAGATTACGCTTGCTACTGGACTCTGGAACTCCTATGTTCCGGTCTTGTGCATTCTTTGTGGACTACCTTGTTTGAATCATCAGCCAAGCATATTAATCGTGCAGCCCCAAATGTGTTTCTCTACCTTGTTCAAGCTTATGAAAAGTTCGCGCCATATGAAGGGCAGTATTCGCTCATGGCTATGACCGATATGCGTAATAATAACGCGGTTCGGAATTTAGTATGTGAAGCTGCCGCAACAGTAGCACTCACTCGTAAAAATAAGCTGCCTTCACTTCCATCAATCAAACCCGAACACGATTTCCAGCAGGTAACTATTACCGAAAACTTGAAAGCACCGTCGTCAAATTACGTTCGGCATTTACTGAAAGAAGATGATCCATTAGATTTGTATGTTTCTCTGAACGAACTGGCTTATTGTTTACGCCCCGAATCACGGGATTTCACGCGATCTCTTTACTGGATCTCATGGATTTTGAAGTTTGCCAGTGTGTACAAAAAGACCCGTAAAGAACACTTGTTTTGCTCTTATCGCCCGAACCCTTATATTTCCAACGACCATTCAAGACATGTTGTTTGGATATTTTGGGAGATCGTCCAGAGCTCTGCTAGGTCGTCCCCTCAAGCAGGAGTTCTGGCCCCGTATATTGATGCACTGTATAAACTCCATTGCTTACGTTGGAACCCAAGTCTTTTGAAACAGCGCATATGTTTCCTGACGTGTGCGTGTCTATTTATTTGCGAAAGTAATACGTTGGATATTCATTATCCAGTTCCTCAAGACATTATCACTGTCAAAAATATTGTGGAAAATATTCCCGAATGGCTTAAATCAATTATTCAAACTCAGAAGACATTTTCTACGTAAGGCATAAATGTTCAGCAAGAAGTTTGTTCACTCCTTCACTCTGGCAGTCCTCTTCTTCGTACTCAGCTCGCCTACGACCTACAGCATTGTTGACCGTCTGGTAGGCACAATCGTTGGATCAGTTGCCCCTCATTATGTTGAGATGCTGCGTATTTCCAGTGGCGGATGCCCGACAACGTACGGTCTAGCTGTTCACTCAGTAGTCTTTGCAGCTGTATCGTTCTATCTCCTCCACACTGCGTAAAACGAAATCGTTTAAATCCTGGGTCCGAAAACTAAGAATGAAGATCTTAGTCTTCGATACAGAAACCACAGGTCTTCCTAAAGATATGAGTTTACCAGCTATTCAATCACCTGACAACTGGCCACATCTAGTGTCCATTTCTTGGGCTGTTCTCGATTCAGACACTAATTCAGTGATGAAGACACATTGTTATATTGTAAAGCCTAGTAAGTGGACAATCCCCGAAGAAGCATCAAAAATTCACGGTATTACACAAGATAAAGCCCTGGAGTTTGGAATCCCGCTTCGGGATGTGATAGAAGAATTCAATGGAGAACAATGTGATGCTATGGTCGCTCACAATTTAAAGTTTGACATGAACGTTGTCCTAAATGCAATTATTTGGGATTTAGGTATTCCGTTCCGAGGGTTCGCGAAACGTAAGTTCTGTACGATGGAAATTGGTACGCCAATGTGTAAGCTTCCGGGCCGGTACGGGTACAAGTATCCTAAACTAAAAGAACTGTATGAGAACGTATTGGGTCATCCTCCAAAAACTGAGCAGCTTCATAATGCGTTGTTTGACACGTTGTATCTATGCGAAATCATCCAAAAATCTGCGGAAATACGGATTCAAATGGGTCTAGTACCAGTACATATAAAGAATGCAAATCAAACGGTACAACGGACGCAAGGTTCCATTCAAGCTCCCAACAATTCGGGAAACAAAGGAAGTACAGGTCCTATGGTGCGATGACGGATGGGCATACATTCCCCAAATGAAGATTCGCCGTCACTTTGTGACAACTGATACAGATATCCTAAAATACACTGAAGAAGTATGGGAAGGAGTAGTTCCAGCAAAGGTTATGTACAGTGAACCAGTTACGTATAGTGTCTTCAACCACAAAAAGATGTGGATGGAAATCGGAAACCAGTACTCGGAACTGTACGTTATAGACGATGCCTGAAAAAACTACTAGATCAACAAATGATAGCACTAGATGTTCTGTATATCGCGCTAGCAACAATCTGTGTTCTAGCCATCTTACAGATTTTTGCTTATGTGGCTACGCGTGTCCTGTATCCACCGGAACCCCAGATCATTTACCGCAATGTCCCTGTCCCAATGCAGCAGGCACCACCTCCGCCACCACCAGTTCACTCTCCTTACCTCCAACAGGGACCGCCACAGCTTCCGAAAAACGAACCGGCTTTCACCCAGCAATCTCAGGAAGTAAAATTACCAGACTATGAGCCGCGCAAACCAGCTTCAGACTCTTTACGCGTGGACCCCGAGCTCCCGCCTGGTCTTCAGGAAACCCGTCCCGACGGACTGTAAGACCTTTAAAGTCCCTCAAACTACTGGAACATCAGGATGGATAATCTTTACATACGAAAACGCTATTCCCGTGTGTCTTTGGATGACCGCACAGGAGTGTCGTCGTATTCCGTGTATTGTGGACGAACGTATTTGCGGAGATACCTTCTTACGAGCTGAAAAGATGGGTCCGTTCGAGTTTGTGATATCCGATATTTTCATGTTCAATTCCAACTGTGTATTTGCCTGTTCTACCTTTGAACAACGGTACCATTGGCTCAAAGATCTGATGGACACTTTCATTTATCCAACAAAGTTCACGGCTCAATTAATTCACAAAAAGGATTTGAATAAGACTCACCGAGTCAGGGGATACGAAGAGCATCCGGACGAACCGGGTAAACATGGGTACTTCACAGATTCAGATGACCGTCAGGATATTACGAAACTTCCAATCCCTGATTGTTACGAAGTTATGGGGGGAGGGTACTTAAAAGTCCCCGACTTAAAAACATCAGTGTTCCTGCGTTCAAAGGGTTCGTCGTTCAAACTCAAATGCTCGAAGAATGATGATGGATCATGGACAGTTCTGGAAAACATTCCTTCTATAGATTAAATGGCTCGTAAGTCTACCAAGAAACGCACATCTCGCCGTGGAGGTGTATTGACGCCATCGCAAGTTGGTACGTTTTCGGACTCAGAGATCAGGGACATGACGAAGGGAACCAAGGCCGAGTTCCCTCCCACCCAAGTCCGCAAGACAAAGGGTGGTCGTACGAGGAAGTTGCGTGGCGGATACTACGGTGCCACCGGCGCGATTGCTCCAGGTGCTATGGAATGGGGACGCAGCTCCGAGATGGGTGATTTTGTAGCTAACTCGACTCGCGCCGGTAATAACGCAGTTCTGGGTGCCGGTCGTAAGCGTCGTGGATCCAAGAAGGCTGGACGCCGTACGCGCCGTAAGATGCGTGGCGGTGGTAAGTATGGAGGAGTTGCGGCTGCATTCGGTGGCGACGGTGTAGCGGGAATGGCGAACTATACTGGTGTAACGTCGCGTGATAATGTTGGTGTTCCCTTTTACGGGAAGTTCAACGACCACGGCGCTGGACCCAGTTCGGGCTTTGGAAGTTTTGTCAAGGCTGTATAAATAATGGACACACTGATTGCCGGTCTACTTTTTGCCGTAGTGGCAGTTTTTCTGTACCAGCGCCGCCTCGCTATGACAATTGCCTGGGTGATTCTGGGATATATCCTCGCTCACCATGTAGGTAAGCTGAGCCATACTCTTTCGGTACTGGTTGGATTGGTTCTGGTATACCTGATTTCAATGGTCACAAAGCGGTCATATGAGGGCTTTGATGATAAGGAAGATAAGGATGAGAAGCCAGAGAAAGGGAAGGGAAAGTCAAAAGATGACGATCCTCAACCTGCACCGCCAAAGACGGATGACCCGCATGTAGATGTAGGTACGACGATCCTACATGCGTATCGTAATTTAAGCCCTGAGCAGATTGGCGGTATGCGCCGCGACACCAAAGAGCTCATGGGACTTCAAAAGGAATTAATGGGTTCACTGTCTGAGATGAAACCTGCGATCGAGCAGGGCGCTGAACTTCTCAAGACATTCAGTCAGTTTTTCGGTAAGGATGGAGCGCCGCCCATGCAGATGTAATGTAGACGCTGCATACCATCAGCGTACACGTAAGAATGATATACGGGGTCATTAGTAGCAATAAACGGACCACCAATGGATTTGACAATACTTGTCCATTCGTGAACTTCCGCCTTCAAGATCTGGAAATAGATCCAGTCGTTCCACATACTCACAGTTTTATAAAGCCCCATAATGCTGAAAATAGACGGGGCTTCGCCATAATACACGGCTGAAACCAGCGTGATTAAAGGGCTTATAACCATATCTACCCAAAGCATCAAACGGTCAATTAAGGTATCTTTTACGAATACTTTGTTCATTTCAATAAACTCTTCGGCAGTTTCAAAGTGATCTTTATTACTCAGTATGATCTTTGCCAGGATCTGCGGCGTCAGTCTTGTTTTCAGAGTCTGCTGGCTTGGGATCATCTATTACAAATCCAGATGAAGGAAAATCAATCTCTTCTAACGTCTTAGGATCAAGGTACCGCCAAGTAACATCCGCCACTTCAAATACTTCGTTCAGCCATTCTGTGGTAACATGAGCACCAAAATATATATTATCATTGAGTTCGTTCGTGTACTCAATAACCAATCCGGTTGGGTACTTAGCTCCAACCCATAGCCATGGAAGACTGCTTACTGGAACACCAGAATCACTGTTCTTGTCGGGAGCAAACAGGACCCTGTCAATTCGACGGCAGCAGTGGAAGATCTGGTGATACAGCCAAGCGACAAAGAGCATTTAATTTAGTAAGTTGAATCCTGTGAAAGCGGCAGAGCACCAACCTCGTCCTTGAGGGTAGACACTAGGCGGTCGCGGTTCTTCAGGTTGTCGCCTGTGAGCGACGCAAACCCCTCGCGTATCGCGAGTCCGACCTGGCGATCAATGCCCAGCCCCAGCGAAATAGAGGTTGCCAGCGCCACCATGATGAATGGCGTCGCTACAATCGCCCAAGAAACGACACCGAGATCAACAGAGCACAGAGCATCTAGAATCACTACACCGGCAATGCCCATCACGACCTTCGCGGCTGCGGTGGCATATAGGCTGAGTGTGATATCCAGTCCTACGTGGACCACGATGTACAGCAGGTAGAGAAGAGCAGGGGGGCAGAGCGCATCAATGAAACGCATCTTCAGGTTATTTACATTAATACTACAAAAATGAACAAGCACATCCAGACAATTATTGAATTGACTGGATGTTCCGAAGATGAAGCAATGAGAGTCTATGCCGAAACCAATAATGTAGAGGATGCAGTAGACAAGATTCTGCCTCCATCTAAAAACGCTGCTCGTAAGTATTACGAAGCTGTAAAGCCGGTGAGGACGTACACCCAGGAAGAACAGGACATCAAGCAGTTACGTGATATATTGAAGAAGATGGATGATAAATACCTCAACTCGTCAAATCCACGCGGTTTCGCGGGACTAGGCGTGCCGAGAACCCTCCCCGAAGAAACGGCTCCACAAAATAGTTATGGTCAGGAATGTCAGCTACCCGCTCTTCAATTAGAGGCTCAAATACCGGAAATTGTTTGTCTGTTACCGTCTGAATGCTCTTCCGGTTCGCAGTCGAATGGCCGAACATAACACGGCTTTGGTCATCAATACCCTCAATGCTTCCCATGCCTAGGTTAGGAGTCGTGGCGAAAGGACGAGCAAATATCTGCTTAGGTCCCTTCATACGGACCGTACCTGGTGCACCGAACAGCAGTTCGGACTGTGTATCAATAGCGCATCCACCCTCGGGGGAGTTACCATAGTTACCCATAGGAATCAGACCGGGAATTGAGGCAGCGACTGCCCAATTGTTTCCGCATCCTGAAGGAGCCGCATTTTTCAGCCCGGCAGTATTGGCCTCATTTACAGCAGTATCACGCCAAGCCGATCCGTCTCGGGTATTGGCATACATGAACGGCAGTCCATAGTTAGACGACATCTTATTACTATAAAACGAATTTAACTCATCCGAACTTAATTTAAGTAACTATGTTACTCCAACCTTGTGATTGGCTGGAGAACGATGCGAACTTTAAGTACGTTGTTGATGTGTTTGGTAGACTGGATGACGATCGCGTCGCAAAAGTCCGGCTTACTGGATTCCAACCTTACTTCTATCTCCGATCAGCTGACGGCGAAACTGGACAAATGATTCAGTCTGCTATTGAAACAGCTTGGGGCAAGCCTATGCGCGGTTTGAAGATCAGTCAAGAATTCAAGTTGGATGCCATGCGTGGATTCAGTGGTTTGAAGCCAATTAAAGTGTGGAAGCTTACGTTTCCAGCAATTTGGATGTTCAAGACTGCTCTAAAAACTCTGAAGGATTCAATGAAAATCGGTGATCGTAAGATTCGTCTGGAAGATATTTATGAAGCTAATCTTCCACCATTCATTCGTCTATTCCACGAACTAGATATTTCTCCAGCTTCTCCAATCTCATTTGAAGCTGACGAAGAAGAAGCGGATGATGACGAGAATGTCGATGTTTCGTTCACGGTGGACTACAAGGACGTGACTCCTGAGCCCAATGCCAATATCCCACTGTATGCTGCAGCCTATGATATTGAAACGTACTCGGCATCTGGGAACTTTCCTGTGTCTTCAAATCCAGAAGACGAGATTATCCAGATAGGCATCTCATTTCGCTACACGGACGATATGCTGAACTCGTACAAGCGTTTCGTCTTCGTTTCAGGAACTTGCACTCCATCTAAAGACGATTCGGTAACCTTTGTCAGCTGTCGTAACGAAAAACATTTATTGGAAGAGTTCCAAAAATGTGTGAGGTTTGAGAATCCAGATATCTTGGCGGGATATAATACGTTTGGGTTTGATGATGGATATATTGCTGACAGGGCAGAGTTTCGTAACCTAACTCTGCGTCTTGGTCGGGTAGAAAACAAGTGGAAGAATTCCGAGTGTGCTCCTACTGTAAAAAAGACATTTGAGTTGGCGTCGGGGAAGTTTGCTGTACGGTATTTGGAAGTTGACGGTCGACTAGCAGTAGATCTTCTTCTAAGCGTTCGTCGTGAACAAAACTTGGATTCGTACAAGCTAGATAGTGTAGCCAACACTTTCTTGAGGGACAAGGTTACAAAAATTGAACGTATTGACGACTTGAATATCAAAATTTACACAAAAAGTACTCGCGGTTTGTTTGTGGGAAACCTAGTTCGGTTTGATGTGATGACCAACACTACAAATCCTTACCGCGAAGGAGAAAAGTTCCAAGTTATCCAAAAAGAAGACAGGTCGTTTATTGTGAAATCAGATACCAAAATTCTACACGATTTGAATGATGATGAAATCTCTAAGCTCGAATGGTCATTTTCAAAAGATGATACGTCAGCCCAAGAGATGTTTGCATCTCATCGTGGATCTGCCGATGACCGAGCAGTCATTGCTAAGTACTGTATCCAGGACTGTGATCTTGTGCTTACTTTGATGGCTAAACTCGACACTCTCGTAAACGCGCGCGGAATGTCTGATGTATGTCGTGTTCCTGTTCAGTACATCTTTCTACGTGGGCAAGGAATCAAGATTTACTCAGCTGTTGTTTACAATGCTTCTAAACGTAACCAGATCATTATGACACAAGAAGGATTGGAAGGAAACGCTTCGTATGAAGGTGCAATCGTCCTGCCTCCTAAAATTGGAATGTATCTGGACCAACCGATTCCAGTACTTGATTTCAATTCGCTATACCCTTCCAACATGATTGCCTATAACCTGTCACCGGATACGCTGGTGTATGTGAAAACCTTCTCGGCAGCCGGAAAGAAACTCAAGCAGGAAGGACCTGACGGTGCTGACCTGATTGCCGAAGGATACAAAATTGATGAAGTGTCATACGATACGTTTGGGGAAGATAAAGTCGCTAATGGTCGTATAACATGCGGATTCGTCCAGCCAAACTCAGATCCTCGCACAGTAGGCGTTCTGCCTCTAACTCTAGATCTCTTGCTAAAAAAGCGTAAGGAAACCCGTAAGTTGATGGAGAAGATTGATGACGATGCACAGAAATCGGTACTGAATGGTCTTCAGTTGGCATACAAGGTTGTAGCCAATTCAGTGTATGGTCAGTGTGGATCACGCACCTCGCCCATCAGGCGTCTGGAAGTTGCGGCATGTACTACTGCAGTGGGACGTCAAAAAATCTACGATGCCAAAAAAATTGTAGAAACTGAGTTTGGAGGAGAGGTGATATATGGCGATACAGATTCGATCTTCGTCAAGTTTGCTACAAAAGATCTGGCCGAGAGTATTGAGCTAGGTAAGAAGGCCGCTGAACGAATTACGGCTTCGGGACGAAAGGCACATAAGATTGAGTACGAGAAAACGTTTTATCCGTTCATTCTGTTCTGTCGTAAGCGATATGTAGGTATGATGTACGAGGATGATGTCAAGAAGTGTAAGCGTAAGACCATGGGCGTTGCACTCAAACGTCGTGATAACGCTCCTATTGTCAAGGATGTTTATGGTGGAGCGCTGGATTCTCTCATGGAACATCGTAACATCAAGACAGCTGAGAAGTTAGTCAAGGAGATGTTGGTGAAGGTAATAAAGAATGAATATCCTCTGGATAAGTTTATCTTATCTAAACAGCTACGAGATGACTACGCTGCTATGAAAGAAGACTATGATGGTCCAGGTACGATACCAATTCATCGAGTTCTGGCAGATAGAATGGAAGCACGTGATCCAGGAAATAAGCCTCAGGTGGGAGATAGATTAACTTATGTATTTGTAGATTCTCTGAAAAAAGAGAAGAAACAGTGTGATCGTATCGAGCATATCGATTACGTGAAAGAAAAGAAGCTCAAGCCTGATAGCGAGTTCTACATAACCAACCAAATCAAAAATCCTGTAGCACAGTTATTCGCTCTAGCGATCGAACAACTAGATGGATACAGACCACTTAGAAATTATGAGAAGATTATGTCCGACCTTCTTGGGGATGGCGTTGATGAAGAAGAGGCTACTCTAAGAGTTCTGAAACTAAAAGAAATTGATTTAGATAGTCTACTGTTCATGAGTGCTGACTATATGCTAAAGGCACAGGGTAAGCCAATCCAATCGCGTCTTGATAACTACTTCAAGAAACGTTAAGTGGTTTTAAACCATTCAAATAATAAATGGAAATGGACGAACGTATTATTGATCTTCTGCACGAACTGATGGAGGCCCGGACAGAGTTTCTGTGTAACGACACACTTCGAGCCATAAATTTTCCAGCTCGAACTACGCTTGTTGCACGTTTTTTGAATAATGAAGCACTGGTTCTGGAAACAGTGAATCGTATTCATGCAAGTCGTATTTATGGCGATATCACCCAAGCGCTTCTTACCGTAACCTTGCCGGGAGGAGCGGCTCGTAACTTTTCCGATCCAGTTCCAGTGACTGCTTCTACGAACCAAATCAATGCCGGTCTGGAAACTATTCGGACGGCTTCTTCTCCTTGCGCAATTTGCCAGGAGCCGATTTCTTCTGGCGGGGCGCGGATTCGGGCTTGTCAGCACGAGTACCATCGGTCCTGTATCGTGAACTGGTTTTCAATGAGTGTTCGTTGTCCAGTCTGTCGCCACGATATTCGTGAAACGGGTCAGGAAGCCCAAACATCGACTGCCGCATTACGAACTGCCGCTCCACTGCCAACCCAGTCGG